CACATTCACATGAGGTATATATAAAAGATGATCACATGTCACCGAGAATCAAAAAATATTTTTTCACAACACACACATCACGTAAATCCCAGTCATAACCTCACTAAAGGACGCAAATATGGAATTATGGATCATCATATATTATAGACATACATTCTATGAAAATTTGTTCTATGATATCAAGGGGGACACCCCTGAAGCACATGGGATTAGACTAGTACCCCTCAGTCAGATTTTTCACATCTGGGGGTCGTTTGCATGGATATTTTTTCAAGTTCGACGTCAAGGATGAACTTCTTCAACCCGTGGGGAAGCATGCGCCACCACAACGGCTGGTCGCTCTCGTTGTAATGGTCCCTCAGATAGTCGGGCACCCGACAGAGGACGCGCCCGGTGGCGAGGATGATGTAATACACGTCGATGGCGGTGCCCGTGATGTATCGGTAGACAAACGTCTCTGGAAACTTTCGACAAAAGGCCCTACCGTAAAGGAGGGTCATTACTCTGTAAATAATTTATTCTTTTATATTACATATGATGTTTGTAAGTCAGGTGTTTGCGAATCTCGTGTTCCAGACGGGTCTGGCGCTCACGATCGCGCAAAACCCTTCCGTGGAGGAACACGTCCGTCGCAACGTCTTGCTCTATGTGGTCGGTTCCTTTGGAGTCATCCTCGCCCTCGCCTTCGCCACCGCGTCCCTCCCGGTGCGATTCGCCCTTCTGACCGCGTTCAGTGCCATATCAGGGGCCCTTCTGTCCACGAACCGTCCATCGCGTGAAGTCCTCGAGGAGGTCGTCCGCGTGTTCGTGGCTCTCACCGTCGTGGGCTTCGTCAGCACCGCCGTGGGTCTCGACCTCCGTAAGATGTACGCATTCATGTTCATCGCGCTCCTCGGTCTCCTCGCGACCAGGCTCTTCACCGGCATGGATGCGAAGAAGTTCGGTGCTTTCCTGTTCGGTCTCTTCGTGATCGTGGACACCAACGCCATCACGCAACGCAACTACGACGGCGACGTGGTGCAAGCCACGCTCGACTACTTTTTGGATTTCATGAATCTCCTCACGTTCATGGATGATGAATAGCTGAGCAACTCGTCGCGTGTGGGTGCAAATATTTCGTACACGTGTACGTCCCTGACGAATGCATGACGACGTGTCTCGCGTAATGACACAACGTACACTTGTAGTACCGACGCGTGATGCCCGTCTTCGTGTTCGTCTTTTCCCCGTACACGCGCCAACCCCTTCGTGTCTTATTGATGCTCTCCATGTCTCGAAGCATCTGGTGCTCCAGGGGTGTGAACATGTATAAATCATGGTCCATTATTTTCTATGAACATTTCATATGACCGCGACGACGTCACTGGGGGATTTACCCAAAAAAACTGAGTACATCATCGTGGATTCGAACTTCGTTCGTGGGTCGAATAACGTCTTCACAGTGGACCTCACCCTCCAATCGAACACCCACGTGTCCGACATAAGTCGCGTCGTCGGGGTCAAGATGGTCGATTTCTACCTCACACAGATTGGCGCCAACGACTCCAACTTGAACACGAACGTGGCAAAGTTCGTGGACATCGTGTGTCCGGACGTGCCCAAAGTGGCTCAACTCTTGGACGAGCGACAGGGCATGGTGTTCGCGAGAGTCCCCCTCGAGCGCCACTTCGGTGGGTCCAACGGTGTGCTCATTCGAGACAAACAGTGGAAAGCCTTCCCTCGAACGACGCAGTACTTCAACCCCATCAGTATCAACCACTTGAATTTTCAAATTTACGAGTACCAAGACGACGGGGACTACCTCCCACTTCAACCACTGGCGTCGTGGCACATGATTCTCGAAATCACCACCATCGACGTCAAAGAGAAACCAAAGAACAAGGATGTGCAAATCATCGCCCTCCTCGACAAGTTGTGTGGGAAGATTGACATCCTCAACGAGAACGTGCGAAAGCTACCAGACCCCGAGACGAACGAAAAGAAAAAGTATCCATTTATATATCTAGTGCTTCTCGTATTTACAATACTCGGCGGGTGGCTATGGACTATAGGACGACGCGTCGTCCCGGTCTAGTGGTGGACATCCTCAACGCGGGAATGTATCCCCCAGCCTCCCTGTACGCTTCGAATGCACTTTTAGGGCACGATTCATAATTATAGAGCCACTGGTCAAACGTGAACAGACCTATGTCCCTCTCCGTTCGCCAGTATTGGTACTTTTTACGACTCATCGAGTTGTCTCCACCGTGATAGAGCTCGACCAAGTATTTACACCCCTTTATGTCCATGATTTGTCCAGGACGTTGAACCCCGTTGACCGAGATGAAAACCATATCATCGCGTTCAAAGGTCATGTTGTACTGGAGAGACAATGGGAATCTCAAGGCTGGGGGTATTACTTGGTGGATTTTTTGGTGGTCGTCTTCTTGACCTTCACCGGTTCTGAGACCGGTTCCGGGACCGGTGTCTTGCTCACACACTTGCACTCGCACTCACCCGGTTTACCACGAACGCCTTGGGGCCCTTGCGGCCCTTGTGGTCCTTGTGCGCCTCTCGGTCCTGGTACACCCCCACCACCACTGGTCCCGACGAGTTCCGCCATCTTGGCGAGAATCTCATAGAGTCGGTCTTTATCGACTCGCGCCCGAGAGCGTTCGGCCTGGATTTCCTGAATGAGAGCGTCCATTATTATACATAAAGCATAGATAATCTTTAAAACATAGCGGATGATTTTCATCGGTCCCACACGCCTCGCTGGCATTGGACAACACTGTTCGAAATATGTGGACCTGTTTCCCGATGCCACCTATCACGTCATAGGGTCGGAGATTCCTGAAAGCGAGCACGGCCTGTTGTTCACGATTCCAGTCGCGCAGACCATCAAAGAAATCCCGTACATCAAGAGTCGCGTGAAAAACCTGGCGTGCATGACCGTGTGCGAGACCACGGAAGTGCACGAAGACTACGGCCTGTTGTTCGAGCACTTCGACCGCGTGGCGGTGCCGAGTGAGTTCTGCCAGGACGTGTTGTCGCGACAGTTCCCTGACACGGAGTTCTACGTCGTGCACGCGCACATACCACAACCGAAGATGTACACGTTCTATCACATAGGCAACGTCATGGACGATAGGAAACAATTCAACGCCATCCTCGAAGCCTTCATCCGGCTGAACGAACCGGAGTCTCGTCTACTCGTGAAGGCGACGTGCGTCAAAGACGTGAGCATGAACATTCCACGCGTCGAAGTGATCAACGGTCTGGTGGACGACGAACACATGGAACGCATTCATAAACTCGGTGATTGTTACGTGAGCTTCAGCAAATCCGAGGGCGTGGGCATGGGTGCCGTCGAAGCCGCCCTGCGGGACAAACCCGTCATCATCACCGACTTCGGTGGGGCCCCTGAATACGTGAAGACACCCTACTTGGTGCCGTGTGAACTTCAAGAGCTCGAGAGAGATGATTTTCTCTTCAAAAAAGGGATGCACTGGGGGAAACCAGACCCGGTCAAGCTCTTGGAGTTCATGAGGGACGCGTTCGACCGACGCGTGCGCTACATGGACCACACGCACACGAAGAATCTCGTGGGACGGGACGCCGTCTTACATGAGTTCTTCGCCGATGTAATTCGTGGCCAAGACGAGAAGGCCCATGAATAGGGCCCCCTGCATCATGCTGTCCTTTTGGGCCAGGACGTACATGATGAGGTCGTCGACGGGCTGGATGCCCGTGCTCTTTTTGGCGACTTTGGGGACGATGATGACGATGGCGATGTAGAGGGCCATCGCGATGATGACCGGTCTTAGGTTCTCTTGGTCGAGGAACATTTAATACTAAATGAGAAAAAAATAACCCCCAGTCATGACCTGACCAATACAAACGAAAACATACACAATGGAGACACCCGAGGCACAGCGTATCCGCCCACTCACGGACATCCCCGACGCCCCACGGCGTTCCAAGTTTCGGCGTCGCCTCGTCATGGACGACGATGCGTACGTGTGCGTGCAGTTCGCGGAGACGAAAGTGTACCGGTCGGGACACGTGGAGTACACGAGTGGTCGTCGAGTTTTTAAACGACACCTCGAAGTCGGTGTGTACGACGATTTACACACGATGTCCTTAGATTTTTTGAATTGTGAATTACTCTATGACCTCGAAAACGTGGGATATGCCCTCAGAGTAGCAAAATACGACGACGACGACATGACGTTTCATCAACTCGTTTTAATTAAAATTACATAGTGTGTTTTTTACAATATCCATGACAACTCGCCTTAAAGCGACACGGCTGCCCCGACTTGGTCTCGCCTTGACACAACTTCGCGTGCTTGGGGGCGTTCGACGTCTGCTTCTTTTGGTTGACGACGAGTATCGAGCGTTTCGCGCGCGCCTCTTTCATCTCTCGCGCCTTCACGTTGTAGCGCCATATGGAGTTCGCCACCGTCACGCACACCGTCTCGTCCCGTCCCGATGTTTGTGCATCTTTATATAAGACTTGCCAAGAATGATCGCGGACGACCTTCATGGCTGTGGCTACATAATGAGCGACCCATGTTTTTAACGGCGTTTACGTGGAATGGGTATTGGTGAACTCCGACCCACGTTCGTCTTCTTCGAACGCATGGGCGACGACACCGGGGACACGGGGGGCACGACGTACGCGATGTGTTGCAAAAGTTGTCGCAGCGAGTTTTTGTTCAGCACGCCGTTCAAGTACAACTCGGCGATGTGTCGTCTCTGCGACTTCGCCTTGGACGGGTACGCGAACGCGGCGCGGTCGATGACTTTCATCGCCTCTTTCTTATTCTTGGTGTTGATGCGGTCTTTAAGAGTGTTCGTTAACCAACGCATCGTGTATTGCTTTTAGGGTATATTTTTTTATGCATCCGCGATGGACGACAGGTACAGGTCCACGTCTCCCTTGAATTGAGGACACTTCTCTATGGTCTTCTGGGTCACCTCGTGTTGCACCGCGAGCACGCGTTCTCTGAACACCTTGAGGTCGATGCCCGTGGCGTCTTGAATCTCTTGCGGCGACGCGATGTCCCCTGCGGCGTTGAGATAGGCCATGGCGTGGTTCGCGTGGACGACGCCGTGCATGGGGGACCCATCCTGTTGCGCCATCGTCGCGTACTTTGCCGACCTTTTCATGAGCGTGTCCACGGTCTTCGCGCGCCCTCGCTTCGTGTTTTGCGAAACCATACACGCGGTGCATAGGACGACGAGGAGGTACAAGTACATTTTCGTCTAAAATACCCCCAGTTTTTTTTCATGACGTCATCGGTGCAGCCATGAACACCGCCATAACCCAATGTCGCAGATTTGAGCACGGCGATTTCTATGCATTCATAGAAAAACAGAGACCCGAATTACTTCCACACTACGAACTGTTGTACGTACTCAAGACCGTGGGACCCATCGATGGGTGGAAATCGCGCCTGCACCCACTTCAATACGAATCACTCGCGAAACACGGGACGTTCGTGTTGGCCTACGCCTACGTCGTGCGCGTGCACGACACCCTCGCGTTCGTGGAGTGGTTCGAGACTCGGGTGCACGGACACGGGTTCGCCACCTTTCTCCGACGAAAGCTTCGTCGCGAGTTCGGGGACGTGCTTCCTCGAAAGATTTTAGCGGACATGCGTGGATATTGGAGGAAAGAATTAGGATTTGACCACGAAGACGTGGACCCACGGGAACACATGCATTTCATGTGCGGGGAGGACGCTCGATTGGTGAACTGGTCTGGATTAGTCAATTAAAAAATATTACCATTTCTTTACTAAAAATGGCGTTCGAACACAACTCCTTGAAAAACCTTTTCCTCATCGACACGTACTGCAATGGCCTGTTCCACCGGGTCATGGAGCGCGACGCGGACGTGCCGAAGTTTGAAAACCGCATCCTTCGCAAGGCGTGGAAAAACCGCGAGATGGACCTCGAACACGACTTGAACGACATCTTCAGCATCATCGAATTCGACGAGTGGGACGTCGGGGTCAGGACCGAGAGGAACATCCTGCTCTACACGGGCGTCTCTCGCGACTTTCAGAAAAAGTACGGCGACTTCCACAAGGAGAGTGGCGTCGCGTTCTGTTCGGACGACGACCCGGACGACGTCATGATGAGCCTCGACCTCGGTGGTGAAGGCGTCACCATGCACGTCGACGTGTGTCCAACCCTTGGTGAGGAGTATCCACGCGTTCTCCGAGAATTGGTGCGCAAGATTCCAGACGACATGGACGCGTCGTGTCGTTACGTACTCGTCGTGGACGAGTGCACGGTGGAATCGTGTTGTTGGGAGGACCTCGTGGACATTTTCGATTCCCACGAGATTGCGCTCGTCTCTTTTAAGGAAATCCTGAGTTAGTAGTGTAATGTTCATCGACTGGAAATACACATGTTTCGTGTGCGACCACCCTATTCAACCACGCATCTGCACCGACACTGCGCACGAATTCCTGGCGTATTATCACTACCGACACATGTATAACCCCATCCCATTGTATATGAATCTGATGTACTATAAATTCATGGACAAACGCGTGCGCAGAGTATGTTTTTATTGTTTTCAGAATTATAAAAAACCAAATTTCAAAGCCCTGCGTGATAGGGAAACTGGACGTTCTCGTATACCACCATATATTTCGCAAAGCATCCCCCGTGATGTGTTGGTCAAATGGATTCAAGACATGGAAACCTTCATGTACCCCCCACAATCCGGCGCACCATGACGGAGACGATCCAAAAACTCACACACATCGAACACATTCTCAAGCGCCCCGACAGCTACGTCGGCCCCGTCGACGTGACGCGCGAACCGTACTGGATCATCGAGGGCCACGCGTTCGTGAAAAAGTCCGTGCAGTACAGTCCGGCGTTGTTGAAGATTTTCGACGAAATCCTGGTCAACGCCATCGACCGCAACAGCCTGTATCCCAAAGGCGTGAGCTCGATCCTCGTCGACGTCGACAAAGATGTCGGCTCGGTCACCATATCGAACAACGGCCCCCTCGGTGGCATCGCCGTGAGAGAGCACGCCACCGAAGGCGTGTGGAACCCAGAATTGACGTTTGGCCACCTCCTCACGAGCACGAACTACGACGACGCGCAGAAACGGATCGTGGGTGGGAGGAACGGGTACGGTGCCAAGCTGGCAAACATATATTCAACAAAGTTTGAGATTGTCATTAAAGATGGTGAGAACAAACTCACGTATACTCAAAGTTGGAGTCATAATATGACACAGTGCACCCCCCCAAAGATTAAAAAATTTGCAGGTGCCACCTCGGTGGTGAGCATAACCTTCATACCGGATTGGAAACGCTTTAAGATGCATGGGATGACGAACGACGTCTATGAAATATTTAAAAAAAGGGTGTGGGATTGCAACGTGTGCACGTCATCAAACTGCAAAGTCAAGTTCCAAGGCGAACCCCTGGGTAAGATGTCCTTTGAAAAGTACGCGGCGATGTACACCAACACGGACGCCATCGTGAGCACCACCTCCGACCGTTGGTCCGTGTGCATCGCCCCCTCACAGGATGGCTTCGAACACGTGTCCTTCGTGAACGGCATATGCACCACGAAGGGTGGCACGCACGTGGACCACGCGACGTCGCAAATCGTCGCCGCCATAGGCACCAAGTTCAACTTGAAACCGCAACAAGTTCGAAACACCTTCTTCATCTTCGTCAAGGCTACGCTGGAGAACCCGACGTTTTCGTCGCAGGTCAAGTCCGAGTGCACGTCCAAAGTGTCCGACTTTGGCAGTCGTTTCGAACCACCACCGACGTTCGTGAAGGCGGCGCTCCGTTCGGGGATTCAGGATGAACTCCAGACGCTGTCCAAGTACAAAGAGATGCAACAGTTGAAGAAGACGGACGCGGGTGTGAAAAAGTCAAAAATATCGGGGATACCCAAGTTGGACGACGCCAACAAAGCCGGGACGGCGCAGTCGCATCGATGCACGCTCATCGTGACCGAAGGGGATTCGGCCAAGACGTTGGCGGTCGCTGGGCTCTCCGTGGTCGGTCGGGATTACTACGGCGTGTTCCCACTCCGTGGCAAATGCAAGAACGTGCGCGATGCGTCGGTGAAGACACTCACGGAAAACAAAGAGTTCTCAGACCTCAAGAAAATCCTCGGATTGCAACAAGGCAAAGAGTACGCGGACACCAGAGACCTTCGCTATGGACGTCTGCTCATCATGACCGACGCCGATAACGACGGTTCGCACATCAAAGGACTCCTTCTGAACATGTTTCATTACTTTTGGCCCTCCCTCCTCGGGTTGAACTTTGTGGAGAGCATGGTGACCCCCATCATCAAGGTGAGCAAGGCGAAGGAGACCATCAGTTTCTACACCGACCACGCGTTTCGTCAGTGGTACGCGAACAATCACTACGGTGGGTGGAAAATTAAATATTACAAAGGTCTCGGGACGTCGACGTCCCAAGAGGCGAGGGAATATTTCAAAAACATCCAACAATTGGTGGTGAAATTCGACGTGGACGCGATGACCGACGCCTCCATGACGCTCGCGTTTGACAAGAAGAAGGCGGACGAACGCAAAACCTGGCTCCTGTCCACGTCCGTGAAGAACCCCACCGAACTTGAAATCCCGTACGGCCAGGTCGAGCGCATCACCATCAGCGATTTCGTGCACAAAGACCTCGTGAACTTCAGCATGGCTGACCTCAAACGGTCCATCGCCCACGTCGTGGATGGCTTGAAACCGTCGCAACGCAAAGTGCTCTACGCGTGTTTCCACAAAAACTTAAAGGAGGAGATGAAAGTGGCACAACTCGCGGCGTACGTCGCGGACAAGAGTGCGTACCACCACGGGGAAGTGTCCCTGGCCGACACCATCGTCAAGTTGGCGAACGACTACGTGGGGTCGAACAACATAAACCTTCTCGCCCCGTGTGGGCAGTTCGGCACGCGTCTCATGGGTGGTAAAGATGCCTCGCAGACGAGGTACATTTTCACAAAGTTGGCCCCGGAGACTCGACACCTGTTTCACCCCCTGGATGAACCCGTGCTCACGCGCGTCGAAGACGACGGTCGACCCATCGAACCCGAGTTTTACGCACCAATCATACCCATGGTCCTGGTGAACGGCACGGAAGGCATCGGCACGGGGTTCAGTTGTTCGGTGCCACCGTTCAACCCCAAAGACATCGTGAAGAACATCGAACGCATTCTCGCGGGCCAACCCGTCGTGTCCATGACCCCGTACTACAGGGGATTCAAGGGCACCATCGCGCACGACGGAGCGTCGTGGTTCGCCGAAGGCATCTGGAAAGACGGCGTGGTCGTGGAACTCCCCCCTGGACGATGGACTCAAGATTTCAAAGAATACCTGGACGAACTCGTGGATAAAAAAGTCATCTCGGGATACACCAACAAGAGCACCATCGAGGACGTGCACTTCATCATCAGTGGCTACGCGGGCACGGACCCCGTGAAGGATTTCAAACTTCGCAAAGTCATTCACACGTCAAACATGCACTTGTTCCACCCGGTGAGGGGCATCCATCGCTACGACACCCCCGAGGAGATTCTCTCGGACTTTGTGTCCGTGCGCATGAACTACTACGTCAAACGCAAAGAACACCTCTTGAAAGAGTACGAAAGCCGCGCGCGCGTGTGCACTCACAAAGCCTTGTTCGTCAAGATGGTGGTCGAAGGCCAGCTTCGCGTGTTCAAGCGCAAGAGGGGTGAACTCGAACAAGAAATGTTGCACACGTTCCCCATGATTGATGGCAAGTTTGACTACCTCCTGAACATTCGCACCTATCAGTACACGCACGAAGCCGTGGAAGAGTTGATGCGCGACGCCGCACAGGCTACGCGGGACCTCGAGGCGTTGAAAAAAATCGCACACGTCCAGATGTGGCAGAACGACCTCAAAAAATTGTACGCGTAAAGTAAGCATGGGCGAAGCTGCGCACGTCGCACTCAGCGCCATCGGTAAACAGGACACGTACCTGCTTTCAAAAGACCCAGAACAGAGTTTTTTTAATTACAACACCCAACAACACGCTGATTTTCGCAAGTTTCATAGGAACCGAAACATCGTCGCCCCATCGAACCGACAAGCCACGTGGCCGTTCGGGGAAACGATCAAAGTGGAGTACGACCCACGCACGAACATGGGGGACTATCTGTCGAACATGTACGTGAGCCTGACCCTTCCCGCGCTCGAGGCGGGTGGCAACTACGCCGACCAGGTGGGGCGACACATCTTTGAGTACGTGAAGATGTACGTGGACGAGATGGAGGTTGAAACGTTTTGGGGAGATTGGGGCATCATTCACGACGAGATGTACACCGAGATGTCGGAAAAAGTGGCGAACCGCTTCCTCCTGAACCGTTCGCTCGCCTTCGACACGTCGGACAGCGCGAACAACTTTGCCGAGTACGCGTCCGATGTGGTGGTGCCGTTGAACTTTTTCTTTTCTCGCAAGTACGCCGCGGACGAGTACGAGACGAACCAACCTAATCGTCCGTATTTCCCCGCGTGCGCCTGTCACCGTCAGAAGATTGTGTTTGAATTTAAATTCCATCCACAGACGTTCTTCGCGAACACCGCGCAGACCCTGACGTTGTCCGAGTTCGACATCGTGACCGAGGAGATCACCACCACGCCGGAGGAGCGTCTGTACGTCATGAACCAGAGGGGTCTGTGGGTGACCGACGTCGTGAAGAAGCACCCGGTGGCGACGACCGAACTAAACTCGACGGTCATCAAGAACCAACTCGTGCCAAACATTCCAGTGAAGACGTTGCACTGGTTCTTCCGCAACACAAAGTTCGAGAACTCTGGTGTGGTGAAAGAGACCGGGGAGACCGAGGAAGGGAATTTTTACATACACAACCGGTTCAACTTTAGCTCGAACGTGAACTTCGACCAGTTGAACACGTTCTTCGACCCGGTCATGGACAAGGCGCGATTCTTCATTCAAGGTAACCAGTTGCCGAACATGACGTCCTCGGACCACACGTACTTTAAGTATTACGTACCGTTTGAAAAAAGGTTGTCGCGCCCGATTAGAAACATTTACTCGTATGCATTTTCAATGCACCCAGTGAATGTTCAACCGTCGGGGAGTTTAGATTTCAGTCAGTTGGCGTCGAACAGGACGATCATCGAGTGCGACCTTTTACCGACCGTGGAGACGTATAGTTTACACATGTATTACACTGGCTACGAAACCTTCAATTTCGAGAATGGGTTCATGTCTCGTGCTTATTCGCCATGAGCGCGTCTCTGTGCGCGTGCATAAACGTGATGACGTCATTCTTTATACACCACTTGATGAAATTCAACTGCGCCACGGTCGTCTGAATTTCCTCATCTGTTCCAGGAATGGCGTACGAAATCTTCTCCGCGCGACAGAAGGGGTCGAACAACTTTTTACTATAGCCCAAGAGCGAACTCTTGTACGCGGTGTGGACGGTGAAGACTTTGCCGTCGTCCGTCTTGTACGAGGTGTGATTTTTCTTGGCGTAGTTCGTGATGAACCACTCCAAGTTTCGAAGGGAGATTCCTGATTTTTTGTTCAATACGTTCACGAGTGTAGCTTTATTCTTTTCGTCGTTGTAAAATGCATTGATGGATGATAGTAGAATATCTGATTTACTCATTGTTATTGAATAATATACTGTTTAAATCTATAAGCTTCTTTCGGTCTAATTCTAAGCACGCGGGGCAATTGTCTTGATACAGCACGTCCATGCCATGGATGTGCGACGTCGACATGTCGATGGCCACGGGTTGCAACTTCTCTCGTTGATACAGGTGCATCGTGCAGTACCCATGGTGCGTCCCTCGACGCGTGCACCGCACCCCATCCTTCTTCACCCCCTTACATCTCGTCCTGTCCGTGAACGCGGGCACATCGCGAAGCAGCAGGTCCTTTGATATGTTGTGATGCGTCGCGATGTGGTTGATGTATCCGTCGAGTTTTTCGTTGTATTCCAAAGTGACCGCGTCGAGCTGCGACCGCACGCGTCGCTCGACCTCATCCTCCATCATTTTTGAAATCCTCTGACTGAGGTCGTCCATCGTCTGTGATTTTAGAGAGCTCGAAATTTTTAAATAATTGTGCGATTGTGGTCTTTTGCTTCGCAGGGGCCCTCTTCTTCTTTGGGGGTTTATTCTTCTCAATTATTTCCCCAAAAATAGTTTGCTTTGGTTCTGGAACTAGGGGTTCGAGAAGGTCGCATACGGGGTTTAAAAACTTATTTAAGAAGTAATAGTGGTAATCCACGGGAATGTCGTGTTCTTCCACGTACTGTGGGTCCTCAGCCTTTTCGAACGCCCGCGCCCTGTGGTCGTCCGTCTTCGTCAAGAGGTAAGGCACGCGGTCGCCACTCTGCGGTTCTGAACCGGGCTTTCTCTGGCGCATCTTGTTATGCACCTGGACGTGTCCCATGGAGATGTCCCAACTTCGGTCGATGTCTTTGATGGACACGGGGGTGCCCTTGACTTTGTACGTATCCGAAAGGGACTGACTCAGTACGAGCTTCGAATGGGGCACATCTCCCGTCAAGAGCTCCAACGCCCGCTGTCTCGCCAACACCTGTGGTGGTTCGGGTTCGGAGGATTCGAGAATGACGTCGAGGAGTTCTTTACACACCTCGCGGACGTGTGGGGTGTTGTCCCGACGCACCAATTGCAAACCCTTGACGTCGACGTACTTGAACTCCACTTTGCCAGATTTGCCCTTTTCCCACAACTTGGCCGCGTAGCGTTTCTTACTGTAGAGAATGTACGGCATGTACACCTTTTCCAACTCCAAGTCATTGGGCTTCTTGAACAGTCGGGTGCACTGCGCCGCCGCTTGCTCACCGAGCTCCCAACTGTAGTCGATGGCATCTTGCCCCGTGCGCCCTTGGACGTCGAATTCAACCATGACGGAGTCCGTGTCACCATACCTCACCTTTGCCCCTGGGAAGTTGGCTTCCACGTAGTTCTTGGTCTCTTCAATCATGGACCTCCCCTTGAACGTCACCGACGATGCGATGGCGACGCATGGCAAGATGCCCTTTGCGGCGCCGGTGAACCCGTAGCATGAATTCATGGAAATCTTATACGCCAGTTGCTTACCATTGTACACCTCCTTCATCGCCTGCGTGGTCGCCGCGGCCATGTCCTTCTTCGCCTGTTTACGAAACTGCTTGAGCTCTGCCAAGATGGTCGGGAGCAAACTCGGCACGTTTTGTGCGAATGTGTACGACTTCCCCGATGCGAGAGTGAACGTCTCGTACTCCACCCCTGGGACGTTCCCATAGCGTCGCTCATCCATGACCAAGGTACTGTAGCACAGATTGTGGGCCATCATGATGGATGGGTACAACGACGCAAAATCAAGCGCGGTGATCGGTGCGTAGTACGCCCCGGATTGGGCGTCAAGGACGGTGGCCCCTTCGTACCCTTCCTCTGGGAGCGTGCCTTGGTAGATGACTGGAACCAAGAACCCGAGCTCCGCCGCCTTTTTACACAATTGCGAAAACACTTTAATTTGCTGCCCCCTCTCGACGAGAAAACACAGCGGCACCGACGTGGCTTTCGCCATCTCCAGGAGGTTGACGAGGATGCACAACTTCGCCAACAACTTGTGTGGAAGGAGGGTGTCCTTGATGCAGTAATCAGCCACTTCACCCAACTCACGGGCGTCGCCCCCCTGAAACCTTCTAAAAATCTCTCTCGGGGGCATGTCCAACTTCTGATCGCCCAGGTACAGTTGCGCCACGTTGTTCAGTTTGTAGCTGTCCAACTTGTACCCCTTCTTGACTTCGTGAAAGAGGTCAAAGATGAACCGACCACTCATGGGCAAAAGTTTCAACTCGTTATCGCCCAGGGCACTCGAAGACAACTTCTTATAGAGCATCTCGCACGACGTGTTCTTGAATTTACCCATCTCGTAAAACTCTGGCGCACACTTACACACGAGACCACGTTTCATGATGTATTCTAAATCGAACCCGAAAATGTTCCACCCCGTGATGATGTCGACGTCCGCATTTCGAAGATACCTTTGAAACGCCTCGAGAAGCTCTCGCTCCGTGTCGAAACTTTGCACCTTGCCACCGTCGGTCTTTTTGTAGCACAGACACACCTCCTCGTAGGGTTCGTCGCTCCCGAACCGACACAGGGTCACCGCGATCTGAAAACAACAATCATCGGTGACGTCGGCGTCTGGAAACTTCCCCGTGGAACTGTTACACTCGATGTCCACCGATGCCACGACGAATGGGGCGATGTCATCGCGCTTCACAGGTGTCAGTGTGGTCCAGTCGTTGCAGAAGAGGTCGATGTCCACGTGTGCCAGATGGGAACGCACGCACTTCTCCCCCGTGTCGAGCCACCCGGTCGACTGAATCCCTGTCCGATGCATGAGACGGAGGACCGGGTCCAAGTTCGCCTCGTACGTGCGGAGCTTCGTGTTCCCCCTCGCCAGCTGCACGCCGTACTTCAAGGTGTTGGCGAGGTACCTCCTCTTGGCCAGGTTGGCGCAGTCCAGTCGCATGAATGGAAATTCCTGGTTATTTTGAAATCCCCAGACGTCTTTGGCCTTCTTTAACCCATAGCCGACCAAACACTCAGGACACCGCTTCTCCAACGCCTGGTACACCTCGCGCACCGTCTGCGCTTTGGCGTCAGGGAGTTTGATGAAAAAGTACGGCGTGAACTCCGTGGTGACGCAGACCGAGCGCCCGTCCTCGGTCTTGCCGAAGACGCTGATGAGATGTCCGTTGTCCTCGTCATCCCTCGCCTCCCACGTCAACGCCTGAAAGACCACCATGTGTAAGAATCTCACCCAAAATTTTAATATGTTTTATATAGTAAATGACAGCTGCATTGATTGAATTGGTCAGCCGAGGTGTCCAGGACACGTACACTACCTCCAACCCGGAAGTGAGTTTTTTTAGACAGAACTATAAGCGCTATACGAACTTCGCAATCAAGCCCGAACGTCTCGACTATATCGGAACGTTCGCGTCGAATAATGAGGTCACGATTCCGATCCGAACCAAGGGCGATTTGTTGTCGTACGTCTGGGTCGAGGCTGCGAACATCGGGGCCACGGGGGATAACAACACCGGTTTCTTCAGCAGCACGACGGCGCCGACGGAGTTCTCCTTGTGGATCGGTGGTCAAGAGGTCTGCCGCTTGGACGCGCTCTACATCCAGGGTGTACACAACGTGTTGTACCGCCCCGACGGCGCGAAGTCGTCCATGGCGGTGACGACGACGGACGTCAAGCCCAACGCCGTCGGCTACAGTGGTTCCAACGCCGGGCACTACATGATTCCATTCTTTTTCACCGAGGACTGGACAAAGTCGCTCCCACTCGTGGCCCTCGCGAACCACCAGGTGGAGATTCGCATCAAGTGCCGCACCGGTCTCGACCCGAGCGAGACCCCGAAGGTGTACGGCTCGTTCGTGTTCTTGGACACCCAAGAGCGCGATTTTTTCGTGAAGAACGAACAACGCCTGCTCATCAACCAAGTGCAGTACCAACCCATGGAGCCCACCGACACTGAAGTGGACCTCACCTATTTCAACCACCCGTGCCGCGCGGTGCACGTCGTGTCTTCCAAGACCACCGGAGCCAACTGGGCGGCGAACTACACGTTCGCGGAGAGCACGCTGTACATCAACGGCACGCCTCTGTTCGACGGCACGTCCAACGTGTACCACCACACCGTCGTTCCCGAGATGCACACCACGTCCCTTCCGGATGACCTCTTGGACACGGTGCCGTTGTACACGTGGCCGTTCGCCCTCACCTTGAACAAATCCCAGATGACCGGGTCGTTGAACTTTTCGAGAATCGATACGGCCACGCTCAAGTTAAAGTCCCCGAGCGGTGGCGTCGGTGCTATCACGCGCGCCTACGGGGTGAACATGAACGTGTTGCGCATCCGCGATGGCATGGGTGGTGTTGCATTCGGAAACTAAATCTCATTTAAATACATGATAGTCATCGCCTCGTTGGCTTTTCTTCTATTCTTGGCAGCGTACAAAGATGTCAACAATAGAAATAGATACTTTCAAGAAATACAGAGGTACATCCCAAAGTTCGCGAACGTCCTCGACTTCGGTGCCGGTCGATGTGAACTCAGTGCCTACCTGAAAAAAAGAAACTACGTCACGAGCGTGGACATTTACAAAGGGTGTCAGGACGCGCTCGTGTACGATGGACACACCCTCCCGTTCGTGGACGACGCGTTCGACGTGGTCGTGTGCATGTTCGTGTTGCATCACATCCCCCACAACAGGGAAATCATCGAGGAGTTGAAACGCGTGTGCGCGAAAAGAATAATCATCATCGAGGACATGCCTCAAACGTTTTATCAGTACATAATTTCGAAATTACATTACGTATTTTTTAGACAACCTATGAGCACCATCAAGCACATGCAGTCTCCACAGACGTGGTGCGACCTCCTCGGTGGAGATGGTCGGTGTACCATCGAACAACTGAAATCACAGTCGTTCATTAATCCCACACCACACTTTGTCATAGTCAAGGATTTAGGGCCCACAAAAGGCGCCCAAGTCTGACTTCATCGCACTCGCACTCGTCCGAACACCCCTCATCCCTCTGGAGATGGCACGTGTCGCAACGAATGTCTTCCACCTCGTAGTCTGGAAGATATCCATCCTTCTTAAGGAGGTCCGCGAGGGCCACTTTGACGTGTACGTCCACCCCCTTGAGGAGGTCCTTCGCCACCTTGGTGCACTCCTTGACGTAGGGGTGTTTCACGAGCACAAAGGCTTTCATGGTGTGTTTATTCGATGGGCGTTCCATGGCCAAGAGTTCTTTCGTCCGCACCTGTATCTTCATTTCTGTATCCATGAGTTCTTCGAGACGCTGACACTTTCCCGTCTCTAAAAATTCATCGACGATGTCCACCGAACTTCGACCCACCCCGAGGAGGTTCTCGATGTCTGCACCACAACTGATGGACTTGAGACACTTTATGGACTCCGCGACCCGGGCGAAGGACGCCGCGCGCCCCTCGTCCTCGTAGTGCGCATAGGCTTGACTGAGATTTTCAAAAAGTTTGACGATGTCCTTCATGATTACATTACCCAGAAACACCGCCACATGGCGCTCTGGGGGGTGTTCCTTCACTTTTTTCACATGTAATGTAAGATGAAATTTACCCCCGCGCGGTATTTCACAGGTCTCACCATGGATGAAAAGAAGCAGAGATACTTGAAAATGCAAGAAAAAACCTACACCCCCTTCCCGACGAATACAGGGAGGAAGACGCGCACATCTTCATACACCATCAAATTTAGAAAGATGTATGGAGATGATGTAAAAACATTACCTCAAATCGCAAAAGCTACAGGTATCCCACTAGGTACCTTACGAAGGGTCTATAACAGAGGTCTCGCCGCGTGGCGCACGGGACACCGTCCAGGGGCCTCCCCCCAACAGTGGGCGTACGCGCGCGTACACAGCTATGCTACAAAGGGCAAGACGTGGCACACGGCTGACAAAAATCTACACACAAAGGCTCTTTAATAAAATAATGTGCGTAAAAATTAAGTGTACATGGCAACTTCATTATGGGACATCTTACCTGTCGAACTTCAGGAGATAATACTAGAAAAATCAGTACGTGAAGACTACATAAATGCTGGTATTTCAAAGCACAACCGGGCGAAAAAGAAACAGGGTCGGGGTCTCCTCACCGCGGACATGATTCGCTACATACAATCCGGAACGGACGCGATGGAACTGATTAACTGGGCGTTCGAGACAGAGGTGCGCGAACTCGAACTCCTCGTCGACCCACCCGTGCACCTCCTGAACCGGGTCTATGATTACGATTATGCCGCCTATTACGATGAATTTTTAAACAGAGCCATTGCGTACATAGAAAACCCAGAACACCGAGATGCATGGGTCGTCCCCACGGAGGACTGTTGGTTGACCATGTTTACAAAGTTGAATGAATTTCATCGTAAACATGGACATCTCCACGTGTTGGACCACGACCCAAAGTTATACCTGTGGCTGGAACAACAGAAGGACCCCGACACGGCGTTGTCCCGAGAGCGAAGACACTCCCTTCGAACCCTGGGTGTGCGCCTGCCTAAATTCGACACTGCACGGCAAAGAATATGATCCACGCCACGAGCACGTCCACGCTGTAGTGTTCCCTTGTCGCGATTGTGACGAGCGATGCAAAGATGGGATACACCGGGTACAACACGTTCCCGACGAAATACGATGTGACGATGTTGTACGTGGTGTGTCCGGAGAACATGTAATCGTTGCAGAACGAGAACGGTGGGCTCACTTTACACACCCCCGGTTTAGCTGCTGGAAGTTGTGTCACGATGTTCGTCATGGCACGCGCGGCATACATGAACGTCAGTGTCATTAAATAGCGGTTCTTTACCGCATCGGTCCACCCCCCTGGACGGAACCAGTTGTACAGCAAGAAGATGGATGGAATGACTCCCGTGAGGTCGTGGAGTATTTCATAGCGACTCAAATCTGGGAGCATTTCAAAACCCACGTCACGTACTTTGCCCGTGTCATTTTCACCACGACGCGCCGAGATGTAGTACCCGACGAGGCAATTCGATACGAGTGCGAGAAAAAACACGAGGTAGACGAGCCACATCTGTCCTTTATTACAACCCTAGAATTTTCTTTTTGTCCTCGAATTCTCGTCGTTCCCCTGGTGATTCAATGTCCCTCCCCGTGCGAATGGCTTCAATCTCGGGTCCCGTGAGGAATAGTCCATTGACTCTGAAATCGCGGAACGCCTCCATCGTGATGGGGACGAGGGGTTCGATGACGTTATATATGGCTTCGGCGTATTCACGAATTTCCTGTTGCGCGTGGTGGTCCAAACGCAGTTGCAAATAGTGCATGAGGTTGTGCAAGTTGATTTTCCAATAGAATTCCGTGTACGTGCTCTGTGGTAAAACCCCTCTGGCCTGTTCGCGACACACCCCCTGTTCGAGAAGCTGTTCGTAGACGCCAAAAGCCTGTTCGAGCGCCTGCGTGGTCTCGACGCCGTCGACGTCGACGATGCCCTCGGAGCCTTGGTGATTTACCACGGATTGTCCGCGAAAGGTCCCGGGGTCGTAGTACTCCTTCGGGACGACGGAGTAGCGGGCGGAAAGTTCATTGACACTGGCGGTTCGGTGACGCAGGTGCTGCCTTGCGATGTATATGGGCATTTTGATGTGAAACTTGAACTCCACCATCTCGAAGGGTGTGGTGTGCCAGTGTCTAAGGAGATATCGAATAAGTCCTCGGTCTCCTCGCGTGGATTTAGTCCCATCTCCATAAGAGACTCTCGCGGCCTGTACGATGGACGCATCCAAATCGTGTTGAGGCATGTGGTCCACGAGGCGAACAAATCCATGGTCCAGGACATGAGTCATTTGTATATTAAAAAACTCGAAACTTTAATTAATACCGATGCACGTCGTTCTCACACCGAGTCCATCTGTGGCGCATCAGTACAGAGTGGAACTTCCTAATAAACGATTTATCGACTTTGGTGCCAAGGGGTGCCCGAACTACACGACGCACGGAGACGTTCAGCTGACGCGAACGCACATTCTCGAACACGGTGGCGTGGTGTCCGAGGATTTGCGAAAAGAACGCGACCCCGCGGAATTGCACCGCGGCCTTCTATGGGTCAACACCAGTGCAACGGAGGATTGGGAGGACGTGCATTGCAAAGAATTTTGGGACCGGTGGTTACTCTGGTCGTATCCGTCGGTACACAAGGCAAAGTTATTCATGACGATGCGTAAGGGTGTGCTCTTCATGCCCGTGGCGGAAGGGATGTGGTACGTTTGAAAATAATAATTACATACATTAATGGAGTGTGCCGTAGATAGTGACGACATTTTAATAAGAGAACGAGGGTGCACCAAGGTGAGTACCGACCTTTGTAAGTCTGGATACATAGCGAGGAGCGAAAATATCGAGTTTCCAGAAGATGCACTCGACGTGTGTTGTCGATGCAAAGAGGGCGAAGCGTGTCCATATTGTATCGATGAACTCAGCTGCACCAATGGTGAATTAGCTGAATTTGTAACAGGGAACGAGCAGTGCTTCGAACCACCACCGTCGGAGCCGGAACCACCTTCAGAGCCGGAACCACCTTCAGAGGTGGAACCACCTTCAGACACCAAGTCCAATGATGATTACATGATCATGCCTATATTAATACTGATTGGACTGTTTATTATATTTATACTTAGTCGCCAGTAGACCCAAAGCCTCCCGCACCCCTCTCGGTGTCCTCGATGACACCAATGTGTTTCACCTCGGGCGTTTCACAACGTTCGAGCACGAGTTGCGCCACGCGGTCCCCCCTCTTCGCTTCAAACACGTCATCGCCGTGATTGAAGAGGAGAACCTTAACTTCACCCGTGTAATCGGGATCAATGACACCCGCACCGACTTGAATCCCGTGTTTGACCGCGAGACCGGAGCGAGGCGCGACGCGACCATACGTGCCTACCGGTACAACAACTGCGATGCCCGTGTCGACAAGCGCGCGGGAGCCAGGTAAAATGCGAACATCTTCATGACAGCATAAATCATAACCGACAGCGCCACCAGAAGCGCGACGAGGGAGGGTTGCAGTGTCATGAAGGCGTTTAACGCGGAGATGCATCTTACGTATACATGTGAGTCTAATTTTTATATTACCAATTCGCAAATTCACCCGCGTATCTACCTTGAATGGTAAACTTTAGTTTAAAATCCGCATCGTCACTACGGTCAGTATCATTAGGATTTAATGCCATTGATTTAATCTTGAGCACGAGACCCTTGCATTTAGTATATGGATACTTTATACCTCTACCGAAGATAAAATTTATCCAATTTCTGTTGCTGGATTTCGTAGAAGTGGTACTGAAGGTGGTCATACCAAGAGCTTTCCATGTTCCGTCGGGGTTTATTATAAACCATTCAACTCCAACTGGAAGTATGTCTGCTTCCGGAAGTGCTTCGTATTCTATGACGTTCAAATACATGAACTCGGGAAACGTCAAACTGTAAAAGTAATCCCGGTCGTTCCAGCCAACAACTTCCTTATAACCATCAGTCATACTGAACGTATTGGGAAGTCTTGACAGTCCAAGTGCAAATTGTTCTTGTACCGTACCTGTATAATTAAAAAATGTATCCTGACATTTAGGCGTCGCTGCGCACGAATAAGTTGGTGCCGTTCCTTTATCGGGACACCAACCCGTACCAATGGGGTCTTTGGTCATGGACCACGTCTTACTCGGCGTTGTTGCAGGGGTCCCACACGCTGTTGGACACGGAGGGCTCGTCCAGAAACCCTCACAGTTCGCTGGACACGGTTCTCTCGCGGGACAATACTGCTGTTTCGTGGTCGTACACGACCCAGTGCCAACAGCTGGTGTGTAATTCACGAGAGTGGCAGTGACGTTTCCACCACCGTAGCCACAGTTTGTTGGACACGTGTAGCTCCAGGTTCCCCCAGAGCAATCTGCTGGACATGGGTCTCTCGCGGGACAATACTGCTGTTTCGTGGTCGTACACGACCCAGTGCCAACGGCTGGTGTGTAATTCACGAGAGTGGCAGTGACGTTTCCACCACCGTAGCCACAGTTTGTTGGACACGTGTAGCTCCAGGTTCCCCCAGAGCAATCTGCTGGACACGGGTCTGTCGCGGGACAGTTCTTTGTTTCTTCTGTTGGACTTGGACACGCGGGTGAATAGGAGTACCCAGGTGGTAACAAGCTCGTCGTAGTCCACGAACGAGTCTCAGAGTGTGATGTAGATGTGGTTCCACAGCTTGGACACCCTGACCACGCACTCCACGAACCCTCACAGTCCACTGAACACGGTTCTGTCGCGGGACAGGGTATCTCCATTTGGAAGCCATCGTAGTAAGGACACTCCTGACCTCCACCAAAGGCATCGGCGACGACCCTGTAGGTGGCAGACACCGTCGTTTGGGGTGTCCCACACGCTGTAGGACATGCGCTTTCAAAGACAAAACCTCCGTCACAATCGTTTCTATCGTTGTTCGGGTTGTTATCGAAGAGGATTGTCCTCTCCACATCACTGGGTACGCTCTCGACACCAGATGGCGATACTTCACAAAACCCAGGGAACTGGTCACAGAACCCCTCGATGGCTTTGGCCTTCGTTGGGTATGTATGACATGGTGGCGTGGACATCTATAATACAGCTAGATTTTATACTGGGAAACATTGCCATCTTTCGCATGAGTCTAATTTTTAAGTTTTTTTGTTTCTTCGTACCAATCGATGTTCCATCCGCGTTCTGTGAACTTTTCATCATCCACCCAAAATGTATAATCTATGACTTGTTGACGAACAAATTTTATTTCGCGAACCTCCGAAGCTTTGCGCGGTTTTTTGAATCTGAGCACAGTATGAAACCACGAAGTCGGTCTTTTCGTGTTCAATACACACGGATGTTCTTTGCAAAATCTTGACGTGAACTCGGTGTCAAACCAAACGACGAGTCCATCGATGATTTCATCCGAATCAAATCTGATGTCGGATGAAATTTCAAAAGTATCTTCAAGTTTTACCGTGGTAAAGTCTACTCTATGAATCACGTAATCATCGGTCAGTATGTTTTGTGGGTCCACGTATTCCAACGTCTTGCATCCATCGTATCCGTTGGTATCGCTTTTAAATCCACATACATAGATGGTACCCCTGTCTGGCAACAACGCACCACCCGGTTTCAAATAGTTATCTCGAGCGTACAAAAACATGTCCGTGATATTTTCTTCATACAACGCGCAACCCATGAACTCTGAAACGACCACGTCGTATTTTTGAATTGGTAATTTTGCCTTTTGAATTGGTTTGCCTATGACGAATTGTACGTCATCCACACCGTCGCACTTGGCAACTGAAACCATGTCAACTCCGACGACGTTCGACGCACCACCTTCGGCGGCGAAGGCGCTCAGTATACCCGTACCACAGCCCACATCTAGTACAGTCGCATCTTTTATCAATGATGGATTTTGCGTCAGTGCGGTCTTATACGTATCCACGCGATGTGAGTCGTTCAGTAAACCTTTGTGAAATTCTAAATCTTCATACAACTTTCTGATGGCGACCATGTTTTTGGATTCTAGTGAACCTGTGTATACTAAAATCAACACACAAAGTGTGATTAAAACATACACTATCATGGTATAACGCCAGAAATTAAAATATCAAGAAATTACAATGTGGTTCATACTCAGTATCATCCTCATAGTCGTCTTTATGTGTCTCAAGACCAACGAGTGGACGAAGACCTACCAAAAACACTTCAAAGGCAAGGACCTCGAGGTGGCCGTGTACGACTACAACACGCGAATCGGGGAATCTGATTACAAACACACACTCACTAAAATGACGAGCGATGATTTCTTTTACGATAAAAATTTAAAAACCTCCATGTTGAAAGTGAAAGAGACGGAACCTGAATTTGCGTCGTTCTGGGAAGAGGTCTACCAGAGATGTGTACAGAAGACCCATGTCATGCCTATGCATGCGCGATTTCAAAGGGGTCCATGGCAATACCATGCACATTTCGACTGTTATGACCAAATGTGCCACATCATTCATGGACAAAAGACGTGGGTGTTGTTTGACATTACATTTGAAAGGTTAGAAGACGAAAAACAGTTCGTCGACCAGGTTCTCTATATGTCTCTCAAAGACCTTCGAGAACACCTCACGACCATGGGCGTGACGTACGAGGTGGTCGTGACGAAACCTGGGGATTCCCTATATGTCAGAGCCGGTACATACCACGCAGTGGAGGCAGAGGGCAATCACATAATGGTAAACGAATACCTTGGTAAAGAATATTTACATTTAACAGAAAGGTTTTCTAAGATATGGAGAGTGTGGTACGAAAGGAGTGCCAAATATTAACGCTAACGTGCGGGAATAGAAAGCTGGCCTCTCGGACAAGCTGAACAACCTGAGCACCCTTGCCACTCTCCGTTTGGTACTTTCGTGGGTGTAAAGATCGTGTTTGACCAATAACATGATGATGTATTAACACCTTGTTTAGTTATACCCCAATTTTGTACTTTATACTTGGTACAATAACACGTTGTACGACCATCCCATCTACATACACGTCTCGGGTTGTCGTTGCTGTTATGCACGCCCTCACTGACAACCCCCACTTCACAGGGTTCACATGGTACATGTCGAAAAGTTGGGTTATTATTGTGAATATATGGAAAGTTATACGTGTGTATACAAGGGCCATTCGTTACATCGCGAGTCTGAAATTGTTTGTAATCATTACACCCCCGATCACCGTAGTCTCGCCATGCGGTGTACTCACACGGAGGACACGCCGGCTTTGCTGGGCACGGCTGCTGTTTCGTGGTCGTACACGAGCCCCCATATTGGGCTGGTGTGTAATTCACGCGAGTGGCAGTGACGTTTCCACCACGGTAGCCACAGTGTGTTGGACACGTGTAGCTCCAGTTTCCCCCAGAACAGTCCACTGCACACGGTTCTCTCGCGGGGCACGAATAAGTTGGTGCCGTTCCTGTATTGGGGCACGAGCCCCCATATTGTGCCGGTGTGGTCATGGACCACGTCTGACTCGGTGTTGATGCAGGGGTCCCACACGCTATTGGACACGGAGGGCTCGTCCACGAACCTACACAGTCCACTGAACACGGTTCTCTCGCGGGGCACGAATAAGTTGGCGCCGTTCCTGTATTGGGGCACGAGCCCCCATATTGTGCCGGTGTGGTCATGGACCACGTCTGACTCGGTGTTGATGCAGGGGTCCCACACGCTATTGGACACGGAGGGCTCGTCCACGAACCTACGCAGTTCACTGAACACGGTTCTCTCGCGGGACACGAATAAGTTGGTGCCGTTCCTGTATTGGGGCACGAGCCCCCATATTGTGCCAGTGTGGTCATGGACCACGTCTGACTCTGTGTTGATGCAGGGGTCCCACACGCTATTGGACACGGAGGGCTCGTCCACGAACCTACGCAGTCCACTGCACACGGTTCTCTCGCGGGACATGTTCTCTCCATGACGAAGCCATCGTGGTAAGGACACTCCTGACCTCCACCAAAGGCATCGGCGACGACCCTGTAGGTGGCAGACACCGTCGTTTGGGGTGTCCCACACGCTGTAGGACATGCGAGGTCAAAATCAAAACCTCCGTCACAATCGTTTCTATCGTTGTTCGGGTTGTTATCTAAGAGGATTGTCCTCTCCACATCACTGGGGACACTCTCGACACCATTTGATACTGTGCACAATTCTGGAAATTCATGGCAGAACCCCTCGATGGCTTTGGCCTTCGTTGGGTATGTATGACATGGTGGCGTGGACATCTATAATACACCTAGATTTTATACAGCAACTGGGCAACTTTGTGGACACGGTTCTCTCGAGGGACACGTGATGGTCGTTTCTGTCGGCGGACACGCCTCACCGTAGCCATTGTCATCTTGTGAGAGGAGGGTGACCCATTTCTTCGGGACATCCCCACCCTGATAACCACATCCCGTGGGACACGCATCGGCTTCCCAGAATCCATAGCAGTTTTGACACTGCACTTCTTTCGAAGTGGGTGCGACGCCGTCCTCTTGACACGGTTCGTTGGACTTTTGAACTTGGAGATTGATTGTTTGTAAACCTGGCGCACCTGTACACACAGAACTACCAGTGATGAGTGGTTCCACTGTCGAATATGTGCAACACCGTGTCGTCGCAGGACACGTTCTATTGTATTCATGACCATCTATGTATGGACACTGCGAACCCTTTCCTTGTTGTGGAATGATGTGTTCATATTTAGCATTGTACGTGACCTCCGCCTGACCACACAAAGACGGGCATGCGGGTACGTCTTTGTCGAATTGTCCGACGCAGTTGACGTCGACGTCACTGCGAATGGTTGGTGGTGAACCTGGACTAGTAGTACACGAACCTGGATTAATAGCGCACCACCAACCCGCGGCACCCCCCGCGGCACCTGCTATGGCACCAGTCAAGGCACCACCCGCCACGGCACCATTGGATGCGCACGCCTGTATAGCAGGGCATGTTTTCTCTTGCTTCGCTGGTGGGCAGTCAATGTAGCTTTGTCCGGGTGGTGCACTGTCAGTCGTCCAGTTCCGTGTGTAGGTCACTTCTTCTGAACCACATTCGGTCGGACACTCTGGGAAACCATCTGCGTAGTTATCCCACTCACCCTCGCACATAAGGTTGCACGCACCCGTTGGCGGGCATGTCTTAGATTCAGACGCCGGCGGGCAGTCAATGCTGTAGCTTTGTCCGAGTGGTGCCTCGGAAGTCGTCCAGTTTCTCGTGAACGTCTCTCCTGCATATCCGCACCGTTCTTCCGTTGTAGGACATGATGGGAAACCATTGGAGTATATATCCCACGAACCCTCGCACGGAAGGTTGCACGGACCCGTTGCCGAGCATTCAAGCGTTTTGGTTTCGCTTGACGGAGGACAGTTGATGTACGTCTCACCCGGTGGTGCCGTATTCGTGGTCCAGGTGCGGCTAGTCTCTACTGTACCCCCCGTGTATCCGCATAGTGTTGCAGTTGTAGGACAGACGTTATCCCAGTCACTCCAAGACCCAGACCCATTCTCTTCTTCACACTCTATCTGCTTCAGAGCCGTAGCATCGCACGGCGCTGTTTGTCCATGTACGTAATCGTTACTACACATACCCATACCAGTGGCCGCGGTGGTGACTCTCCACGTCTTCATTTTGGTGGGGTCATTGCCGAGAAATCCAGGTTCCGTCGGGCAGTCAGTGATGTCCCAACCCTGCACACAATCACATGGCACCGCTGGACACGTTGTCGTTTCATCGGATGGGCAGTTCGAATACACGAAACCTGCTGGTGCTTGTTCTTTCTCCCATATTCTAGTGTAAGTTATGCCATCGGTGCACACACCCGGTTCAGGGCACGATGGGAAACCATCTGCGTATTCATTCCACGACCCCGGACAGTCAGTAGAAGTTTGACACGTTTCATATTTCGTCGTCGTGTTGGTTTCATCGCACGCGGAGCCGAAAACATTTCGTTGATATTGTTGCTTATATACACCCGAATTTTCATCCTGGGTGCAATAATCGACAGGCGCCCATGCGTCTTCGTAGCAACAGTCAACTGTTTTCTGCAAAATTTGTGTGTCTTCTTGTTCTGGAAAGCATCCATTGGAAGGCTCAATGAGACTTCGAATCATTATCTGTGATGGTTCGTCACTCTCTTCTGTAGAAAGGGTGCACTCTCCAGAGTTCTCCCATTCAGTGTATCCACAGCACGGCACACGGCTTTCCAGCACAGAGTCTTCCTCTTCATAACACTCGGAAATCGTGGTCCCAACATCTCGAATGATGTTCTGTCCATCTGTGGTACATTGACCGGAAGGTGTCCACTCCGTGTATCCACAACACGGCGCGTAGCGCTCTTGCCTGCCGTCCGGACACCCGGCAGTGGTTTGTACCTGCTTCTGCAGACCCTCTTCGTTGCACTGACCAACAGGTGCCCAATCCCCAGCTTCATAGCAGCATGGTTCATATTTCGTCGTTGGGTTGTCGGTTTCATTGCACATGGTGCCGTAAGTAGTTCGTGTGTACTGTTGCAGTCCTTCGGCGGTGCACTGACCAACAGACTGCCATGCGCCTTCGTAGCAGCACGGTTCCGATGTCGTCAAAATTTCGGTATTGGTATCTTCCGGATAACATCCCGGTGTCGTCGTGAGCACGGTTCGTATCTTCGCCTGCGATGGTTCGAGAACGTCATTTTCCGAACGAACGCACAGACCATCGTTCTCCCACGCACTGTACCCACAACACGGTACCAAGTTTGACACCAGATATTCTTGCTCTAGACCACACCCCTCAGAGGTTCCGGTTTGTCTTGCAATCTCCTGCAGAAACTTTTTAATCGCGATGCCAGTGCCACTCGGGTCTTCGACATCACGTTCCTCACACGCCCCCACCGGTGTCCACTCTGTGTATCCACAGCACGGCACGTAGCGCTCTTCCGTGCCGTCCGGACACGGCCCGGCAGTGGTTTGTTCCTGCTTCTGGCGTTTGATGTACAACTGATTTCCTTGTGCATCCATACCATCGGGAATATCTTCGCACTGACCAACAGGTGTCCAATCACCGGCTTCGTAGCAGCACGGTTCGGTGTACTGCTTAATGTTGTTCCTGTCTGGGTCTTCCTTGCAGTTTGAGTTGACGTAGGACCGCGTGTAGGTGAGTTCTCCAGAAGTACTGCACACACCGTCTGTGGCTGGTGGATTGTAATCACAACAAGGGGGTTGCGCTGGACACTCCACCTCTTCCTTGGTGTTGTTGGGCTTTGTGCAAGCCTTTCCAGTTCCAATGGGCTCTGCTAAAATTTTCCAAGTTCTCGTGAACTTGTCCCCACCGTAACCACAGTCGTTCGCATCTTGTGGGCACGAGGGCAAACCATCGGCGTAGTTGTCCCACCCCTCGACGCACGGTGCACACTGTTCGAACTTTTCCACTTCACCTGCTGGACACTCACCCAAGTAGTCTTTCGTGTACCGTTGCTGTCCATTGTCGCACTCCCCGACCGCTTCCCATTGCCCGGTTATCTGACAACATGGCGCGTACCGCTCCGTCTCGAAGCCGGCACACGCCCCTTCTTTATTTTCTCTAAGTTCCCTGGTGAACGTTTTCAACCCATTCTCACACGGTACGTCCCCGGGGTCTTCCCAATCCCTCACGAGTTCGCAACACGGAGACACGGGGCCACACACTTCTGTTTCCGTGTATCCATCGATGTACGGACAATCGGGTGCCTCGCTGGTGATGACATACGTTCGACTACGCGTGGGTGTCTCGTCGCATGCACCCACACACGGGCTCCAAGGGGTGAAATCGCCCTGACACTTCTGTGTGCGAGTTCCGAAGAAGCCACCTGCGGCCGCGGCGATGGCCGACGCGGTACCTAAGACCATAAACATGATGACAGTCAGGTCATCATCTGCGGACATCTTACAATTCTCGAAGAAAAAAAAACGTAGTGGCTAATATATGAACACCGGACCACCGGTTGTGAATTATGGGCGCATGCAGCGACTCACACCTGAACCAGTGGGTCCGCCTATGAATATGAATACGTTCTTAATTGTCATTATAATACTAAGCGTACTCTTAATGTACAAACGCTACGTCGACGTCAGTCGTAATCGTCAACGATGGCATACTTGATGCACTCCGCGGGTTCGAGGTAGATGTCCCTTTTGAGAAGTTTTTTCAACTTCTTTTCTGGAATCTTTGTGTGTTCAAAATACGTGCGGCGAATCATGTCCATCAACTTGGACGCGGTGCGCATCTCATCCTTCATCTCCTCAAACTTCCCCCAGAACGATCCCGTGCTGAGTTGGTGGATGAGGATGTGCGCGTTCCTCCCTATGCGTCGTTCTTTCCCACCTAAGAGCATGAACGTCGCGGCGGAGCAGCACGCACCGTGTGCGACCGTCACGACGTGGACCCGACTCTTCTGTAAGATGTTCATGGCTGTGAACCCTGAAAAGAGGTCGCCACCGTCGCTCATGATGTTGACTCTTATGGTGGGAACGAACCCTATGATGTCCGCGCTCATCTTCAGCAAACCACTCTCCAACTTTCGAAACTTTTCCGTAAAGTCCAAGATGCTCTCGGCGGTTATGTCGCCGTAGTAGAACATCTCGTTGCCGACGACTTTCGTGCAATCGGCGACGACGTCTTCTTCTTCGGTTTCAGTCGGGGGCATTGAGTCGTTTCTTAATTGAATTGACGTCCCTTGGTTTTAATTTACTTGTTATGCAAAGATGATTCATCGTGTCGAAATCTTGGGCGGTGATGTTGTATGACTGCAATTTATCAATGTATCCCAAACCCGCGTAGCGTTGTAATAAACACAGAGCCTCGATGCTTATGTTGGTATTTCTCACCTGAATGTCGTGTAGTTTCCTATGTCGCATCTTATAGTTGCCGTGTTTCGTCCAACACGCCCCCGCGCGCAGTTTGTCTTCGCGCAACGACGCGCGCATGTAAAACCTGGGAATGCACATCGCCGCGTTGGCGAAGAAGGGCATGACGTTCCAATCCGCGTCGGAACTGTACATGGTGGTGTCGAACAAGTCGGCGTCTGAAAATGCGTACGCCACCTTGGTGACATCGACGTCTGCGCTGTCGAGGTAGTTTTCCTGAAATATGGACCACATGTGTCCGTGCTCGGACAACCGTTCGTTGTTGTGTACGTACGTTGGGTCGCACAAGATGCGATGAATGATTTCTTTGGGCGACTCGAACACGTCTTTATCATCGCACCCCTCTATGTAGTGAAAGTAGTCTCGTATGTTCCCTCTCGCCCGCGAGGCCGCGTCGCGGTCGTATCTCTTTGGGTCCAACTGTGCCATGGTTTCTGGGGCGTGACTCGGAACGGAGATGAGTTCAAAATTTGGATACATGCACATGTGGGTGGACACGACGACCAGCGACCCGTTGGTGAGGCGTTGACCATCGCTCACGCGTTCGATGGTTCCCTTCAGTATGAGGGAGTCCGGTTCGTAATCCTCGATGTACAGGTGTTTATCGCTGTTTTTTATGAGTTCCGAAAACACACTCTTGGAACGAAGAAGGTCGACGCCGAGTTCGACGCTGTTGCCCTCGTCCATGCACCATTCGCGGATGAACGTCTTCCCGGTACCACACGCGCCGTATATGAACACGTTCTTATTCTCGTCGAGACATCGTCTCAAACGCGCGATGCGTTCGATGTGTAGATTCGTCGCCGCATCATCAGGGGGTTTCTTTTTTTGTGGGGTGATTTTAATATACCTATCCATTACCAATGTCAGATAAAGACCTCACAGACCAAGCGATGGAGGTGCTGGAAGAAAAGGTACTAAACCCTTTAAAAAGGAAAATGTTCCCTTACGTGTGCGGTGCCGTGGTGTTTAATCTCATTCTTCTTTCGATGTTGGTTGTGATTCTACTACGACTTCCATCAACCCGGCTCGACGCGTGAGTTCTTCGTCGAGTTTTTGATTTCGTCGAGACACTGTGGTCATCTGTTTCAAGTCCTCAATCTCTTTCTTTGTTTCGTCCTGCTGTCTCTGTGCGATGGAATCGACGACTCTTTTCGCGTACGTCTTGGTCGGCACGATTTCTTGCGGCGTTCGCAACTTTACGAGGTCGCTCACGAGTTCTTGTTTGCTCTTATCCGTGGGTATGAGTCCTTTGAGTTTAGACACCACGGAATTTTCAGTGATGGCACTGAACATTTGAATGGGTTTGATGTGAATGATTTCTGGTTTGGTGATGTCGTCGTCCGAGGGAAAGTCGCGTTCGAACAAATCCAGAACGTACGAGGGAATCGACGGACTTTGTTCGATGAGAGCGTCGTATTCCCCCTTGAGAAGTTCGACCATGTCCGCGCCGTCGCGGCTTCTGTCGACCAAGGGTAATGCCAGTTCCAGGCGCACGACGCGCGAGAACTTCCCAAACTGCATCGCCGCCACACGATGCGCCTCCATGAGTTCGCTCACTTTCAAAAATTGCGCAATGGTGGCGATGAGACCGGCGATGAGGTTGAGACCTCCGATGCTCGGAGGGACGTACGGCTGTAAACTCACGGGAAACTGCTCTTGTGCAAAGTTCGCGGTTCCAGTGAGCGTGGACAACACGATGACTGGAAGGGTGTAGTGCATGTTCGATTTGCGATACTTTAAAAACGCCTGGTAATGCATGTATCTGTAACACGCCGCGCTCTCACCCCACCCCTTGAGTATGGCTTCCTGCTGCGGGTGCCAAATTTTAGGCATTTTTTTATCTTTTTCCATTTTAGAATAGATGAACATAATATTCACACTTCACGCAGCTTTACTTTTGATGCTCATCGTCATCCCGTTCACGAACAACGAACGTTGGCTTCAGACGTACTCCCTCATCATCCCGTTCATATTTTACCACTGGAGCGTCAACGACGACACGTGTGCCATGACGCAGTTGGAGACGTACGTGACTGGCAAGAACAAAGACGAAACCTTCTTCCATCGTCTCGTGTCTCCTGTGTATAAGATGGACGACACCACCGCGAACAACATGTTGAAGAGCATGCTCTTCTTCCTATGGATGTTTACGCAGTACCGACTCGAACGGTTCAAAATCCTCGAAGATGACTTAAAAAAGATTCTTGCGAAGTATCGTGTCAATAAAAATTAAACACTCCCCAAAGATGCAGACGGCTTTGAGCACTCGCTCTTTATCCATGAAATATGTAATGAAAATAAACACGCCTATTATTAAAGGGACCCCCTCTTTTTAATAATATATGTACAAGGTGCTCGCCATCGATGTTGGGTATCATAACATGGGTTTGGTCCTGGCACGGTGCGAAAACGCGCGAGTTGACGTCGTGTGGATGAAAAAGGTGAGTTTGGGCGATTATAAATACATTCACACCAATGACATCGTCGACTTAGTGCCCCTGATGGTCCATGAATACCGACACCACTTCGACGAGGCCGACCACGTGCTCATCGAGAGACAACCCCCTGGGGGATTTCAAAACATCGAGATTCTCTTACACTACATGTTTCGCGACAAAGTGACCCTCGTGAACCCAGTGTCGTTGCACGCGCACTTCGGCATGAGACATCTAGACTACGAGCAGAGAAAGGAGAGAACCACCAGTATCGCGGAGAAGTACATCGAAGGGGGTATACCCTACGACAGAAAACACGATATTGGTGATGCACTGTGCATGATTGTGTACTTTAATTTTAGAAAGTCTGTACATTTTTTTGATAGATTTAGATTTACTTAAACCTCCACGACTGGTTCGCGGGGTCTCTGAAACGACGCATCTCCTCGAGCGCGTTGAACATGACCGCCGGACTCGACCCTTTATTCGTCGCCGCGTCGATGTCCACGTACTTGTTCACTTCACTCCTCTGCGCCTTCTTGAGCTGCGCGTAGCGCCCACGGACGCGTTCGGCCACGAGCGCCTTTGCCTCGACGAGCGCCTTTGCATAGTTCTTCATGCCCTTGTATTTCATCATCTTTTTTCCATAGTTTGAGAAATTCTTCGACTTTGCCAAGTCCTCGACCATCGTCGTCTTCGCCGTGGACTTTGTCGGTGCTTTCAGAGTGTTTAATTTTCTAAGAGCCTCGAACAGACGCCTCGGCGAGGACTCTGCGTTTACCCCCGCCGCAATTTGCATGGCGAATTGCTTTGAATTTACATCGGCGTTTTCGTACGCGCGCAACACCCGGGCGTACAAAAGGTTGCGACTGTTTCTCACCATCGCGACGTAATCTGGGACTTTCCTGTTCTTGTACCCAGCCAACTTCATTTGGTAGTCGTACAACGTTTTGGAGTTTGCCAATTCGCGCGCACTCATCCTGTGTTACGGTGAACTCACAATTTATTTTTAATCTTCTCACAGATGACCTTACGCGAGTTCTTGTTGGCGACGTTAACGTTCAACCCTCGTGCGATGCGTCGCATCTCATCCTTTTTGATGCGACACGCGCGTTTCTTGACGTCTCCCTCCCACGCCTTGATGAGACGTTCGACGTCGCGCCACTTCCTGTCGAGTCGCGCGCGAACAATCTTTCCCAAATGTTTGAAATCCGTGGGCGTGTACGTGGCTTGGCGCATGACTTTCGCGACCATGCGCTGATACATGGGCTCTACGATTTGTCCGCGTATGTCGACGTTTCGACCGACACCCATGGTGCCCGCCGTGTTAATCTGACGCATCAGCGCAGCGCGTTCCGCGGACGCTCGCGCGTTCTCGAGTCTCCTCTTTTTGGCGCGATGGACTTCGAGCGCCATTCGAGCGGCTTGCTCGTTTCGAGACAGTGCTTTTCTTTTCTCGGCCATATAGTATACATGAAGAATAAAAACGTAAACGTGTACGTGGGTTCCATCGTGCTCTTGGTGATCGTGCTCGTCTACGTGTGGTACAACCCACGCGTGGTCGAGGTCGAGGTCCCCGTGGAAGTGCCTGTGGAAGTGCCCGTCGTGGTCGACGCCCCGAATCGCGCGCCTGAGTACAGGGGGCCGCCCATCAAAAAGTATAAACCAGGGTACATGCAGCAGATGGGTCTGTTGGTGGACGCGACCGGAGAGCAGACGCTCCCACTCTACGGGAGAGAAGCGACGGGGTACAGAGACCGATACAATTACTACACGACCACGTCCGGGGAACAAATGTACCCAGTGCCTGTGACCCACGGTGGTCGGGAGTGCACTGAGGACATCGGTTGTCCTGAATTCTACGGCGAGGAGAGCGTGGACATCCTCGGCAAGACTGGAGCGTACACGGTGAAGATGTACCGCACCGACAACTTCTTCTAAACAAAGACGACGCCAAACTTTTGACGCATCAAACGCTTCGCCCCGTTCAACGTCGGGCGCGACCAGAGCAACCACCGCGACCAGAACCCTGGGGTGTGCACGCCCACCTTGGTCCAGGTTTCCCGTCGACGATGACGCACCAAGTATCGCTGCATCCTGTCCCTATCTTTGTGTATGGTGTAGTCCGAATACCCCTTGCCACCAAAGTCCACAAACTTTCCACTGTCCACGAAGACGGCGCGGAACTTCTTATCCACCTTTGGGCTCTCGATGAGACGCACTTTCATATACAATCCCATGATATTTTTGTTCACATCATGCATTTGGCGCAGTATTTTTCAACTTTTTGCATGCGACGATAGGCATAGAGTCCGACGAGCGCCAGGAGCGCCACGGCGTAGGTCATCTGCGTCATCTGCTTGCGCAAAAAGAACAGAGCGACGACGATGATGAGCATGAGAATCTCTTCCATCGTGGGCATGAAGAAGCGCGCGGATAGGTCCGGGGTGTCTTCTGTCGGTTCGGGGGCGGTGTACATCGAGCGCTTGTATCCTGGCATTTTTATAATCTACATAGAAATTAATGTGGTGGTTCGTGCCCGTCGGTCTCGTGGTGTGGGATTTTTGTAAACCACCCATGGATGCGTTGTACTTTCAAAACCCATGGCGACCCTTCGTTGGGATGCGAAACACACTGGTGGACATCTTTTTTGGACAGAGGGACTACCACCCCTTCGACCTATGGCCCATAGGGTTCAACTTTGGCAAGATACGTCGTGAATTCTTCGAACGCGAAAAAGATGTGGAGAAACACTACTTCCACGACTTGGACCCATGGTTTCCAAAAAACACGGGGTATTATTATTACAACGTCAGGGACTTTCCCGTTTTACAAGGCGTCATCGATACAATCCCACAGGTGGACAAAGACACCGGGGTCATCGCCGTCATCGAGGGTCCGATGACCATCCCACCGCACCGGGCGGAGAGTAATTTACAACTACGATATCACATGACCTTGGAGGGGTCGGGCGACTGCACCTTGCACCTCAAGGATTCCAAGCACACACACAACACAGGTGATGAGTTCATGTTCGACCACGCCCGCTATCATAGTCTCGAAAAGACCAGCTCCGGGAGACGGGTGACAGTAATATTGGATGTACATCGGTTCTGACTGGTGCCTGAACCTCCAGCAGCACGACCTCCCCGACGTCGTTCCTAGCCTGGATGAGCATCGTCGGTTTCGGTGGTGGTCGAGGAGGACCCGGCTTGGGGTCCATGCCAAAGAGGAACCTAAACATTTTTTAAAAAAAGGGTGGTATTTTTTTAAAAAGTGCAATTCTCCGTCTCTGGGTTTCGATCCCAGTACTTTGAGGTTAACAGCCTCACACTCTACCGATTGAGTTAAGACGGAAAGGGTCCAGCCTACTGGATTCGAACCAGTGACCCACTGAGCTTTGATAACGACTACAATCAGTTGCTCTTCCAACTGAGCTAAGGCTGGTGAAAGCTTCCACCAGGGTTCGAACCTGGGTTGTTGGATTCAAAGTCCAAAGTGATGAACCACTACACTATGGAAGCTCTAGTATTATAAACATTTTATTCTTTAAATAATATATGATTGTCGTGATTGTACTTCTCGCGATCGTGTTTCTGATTTTACGCAGACAACGTGAGTGGTCGTACGAGACCTATCTCCTGACGCTCCCAGAAGCACGCGACCGGCGAGAGAAGTTCTTCAGGCACAACACCAACGGGCCAAAGGTGCACGTCGTCTACGGACAGGACACGCGCGAGGTGGAGACGGCTCGTAAATTTGAGCAACACGTGCAGAGTGAATTCATGGAAAAGGCGGTGGAGATGCACTACGACCCATCGATCGTGCGCCCGAACATCACGTATTTCAACTTGGGTGCCATCGGGTGTCAGATGGGCCACGCTGACATATGGAATCGAGCATCGAAAGCTGGACACAAATACGCGCTCGTGTTCGAAGATAACGCGGTGGTGAGTTCTTCGAAAAAGTTGCATCAGTACGTCGAGTCGTTCATCGAGGAGAAGGGGGACGACTTCGAGGTGTGTTTCTTCCACTGTCTGCACTATCTCCCAGACGAGGTGCAGAAAGATAGGGTTCGGTGGATTTCGAGCACGAAGTGCTACCTCCTGCACGTGCCAAACATGCAAAAGTATTTCCCGATGTTTTTCCCCATGAACAACCACGTCGACCTGAAGTTTGAAGACGTCATCGCCAAGGGTGCGCGCGTGTACTACCGAGACCTTCGCAAGTACTTAAAAATCGACCGGAGCGTGCCGTCAATCATAGGACACAGCGCACACGACGAGACCGAGATGTTCTCTCGACAATTCCCCAAAGCCACGGTCGTGGACCTGATTAAAGGATGGTAGGGTGTCTCTTGCGTTCTTCTTCGGTGCGCAAAAGTTGGGTTATGCTCAAGAACAGCACAATGACGAAGAGGGCGTCTTCGAAATCACGCACGGCGGCAAACGCGAGGAGGAACAGCGTAAAAAACTTGAAGAAGGGGGTGTCGGACACGTTATCGAGTAGCTTTGGTTTCTCGGTCACTCCTGGAGCACCGAACACGCTGTGGAGGAGGATGGTGACGCCGTAGACGAGTGGGCCGTTGACGATATTTTCAGTCTTCCCCAAATAGTCAAAGCCATCATGTGCGACAAGACCCGCGATTGAAAATGCACACAGCGATATAAGTAGGGGAGTGCTCTGAAGAGACATATGTATTTATACAACATTAAATTTTATGGAGAATAAATTTTCGGGATAAAAGGCGTACGGGATCATACGACCACCATCGCACACGAAATTTTTTCGAAGCTCGACGTGTTCGCACACCTCCCTCGACATGCGCGCGCACAGGATGTTGTCGTACACGCACGGGGTCGCCACGTCGAGCGTCGCGTCGGGGCGCATGATGGTGGTCTCCACGTTGTACACCTTGAGGGCATCGAGAATGTACCCATAGTCGCAACACGCGTTGACGACGACCACACAGTGGCCATTCATCGCGTAGTTGTTTTGGACGTCGAACAGAAAGTTTTCATCCTCTTCTGGTGTTATGACCACGTTGGCGTGGGGTTCGCTCATGGACGCGTTTCGGGCGAGTTCGCCGTATTTCTCCGCGAGTTCCAGAAACACCACACCGTGGATGCTTTCAGCGAGGACGTGGCACTTTCTGATGTACCGCGAAACTTCTTCAATCTTCGATTGCATGCCAAAGCCCGTGATGCCGACCAAGCTCACGGGGAGGTCCGCGTTGAAGATCGTTCGAGCTTCCTTTTGGGTCTCCATGTCCCCGATGCAGTACAGTCGGTCGAGGGTGAGAATGTGTCTCCGAGCGAGCTTCATGTTCAGGGGTTCGCGAGACGTGTGAAGAATGGACCCCGGCTCGTTCCGTGCCTGGCCTGTGACGAACATGTCTTCCATGAACCCATGGTTGAGTCCACGCCATCCCTCGACGACGCCTATGACCCTGTTGTGTCGCTGTTTCTCCCGAAGTGCGATTTCCGTGATGCACGAGTTCACTCCGGGGGAAAGTCTTCCAGGTGTAATGATGCCGATGTTCATCTTTTGTTGTTTCTGAAACGCTGAAATACTCTAATTAAGAAGTATGCGAGGAGAGAAATGACGACAGCCATTTTCACATTAAACAATTTATCAGATGGTTCGTACGAGGGGTTGAATTTAGTGTCAACCACGAGATGTTCAAAATGTTTGTTGAAATGTACGTGTTCTATGTCATCTATTGTTTTGTAATCATATTTAGCATTTTTGTCCACAATAGATGAACACCTGTAAATTCCGAAACCACTAAACGCGGATTGCACTTTTACGTGTTGTTTCAATTTCAATCCTATCGTTGGCAATTTCGTCATCGGGCGCACCGCGCTGATGTCATAGGGGATGCCCATGTGTTTCACGACAGACATGCCGAACATGGCATCGACGTCCTTGTTATTTTCCATGAATTCAAACATGCCATCCAAATGCGATGGGTCGTACGATTCGAAATCCATGTCCAACATGCACACGTAATCGTAAGCCTCGTCGGCGTTCATCACCGCGTCGAGACCTTGTTGTCGAATGTACGCCAAACGCCGAACGCGTTTCGCGCAATTGACCTCACCCAATCCACACAGTTCGAGAGAACTTTTATCGTCGAGGTCGAGTGTGATGACTTTCTTAATGTCGGCGCGTTTCAGGATGTTTTTGGTATCGTCCACGCTGTTGTTTTCGACCGCGTAAATGTCGTGTCCGTGTCGCTTCAACAGATTAAGATTTGGTTCGAGATACTTTTCACCATCCTTCACTATGAAAATGAACGCCACCTTCATATGTATTGGGTGCACATTTTTTTTTCATCGCGCACAACTTTTATCAGCCCGCAACACGTAGAACAACATGGCGATGAGTGATATGTACATTGGTATCCACTTTTGTTCGTTTGGAATTGCAATCAACAACACCGCCATGGCGATGATGAATTGCCACTTGAAAAACTGTGCGTAATCGCGACACGCGCGCACGAGGCGTTCAATAGTGGGCGTGCCGGGATAGGACACGAACACGGCGTTCGATGGTGTGGTCATGTTAAATGGGGACATGTTTTCAAAGATGCGTTCGTGTTCATCGACTTTGATGAAATCGTACTTTTCACACATTTTATTAAAGTTAACCTGGTCATCCTGACACTTTTCGCCTAGTTCATCTTGTAAGATTATTTTCAATTCCTTGACGTATCCCATGTACATCCCCGCGTTGGCCATGCCTTCGCTGGTGCACATTGGAAACACCTGGCGCACGATGTATTTTGAAATAATGTCTGGATGTTTCGAAAACAACACGCGACAGTCGTAGGATTTGAACAGTTGTTCAACCTCCTCGGGTGTTTTATTAATCTTAGAATCAAACCCATCGATGAACACGACGATGTCTTCGTCATCTTTGCTCGTGGTGATGTATTCCAATACGCCTTTAGACTTGTCCGAGTATCCGTTCCACTTCGTACCCCACCCTAACACTTTGACTGGAACGTCGAACTCGTTGTGCACGAGCTCTTCGAAGAGTCCGCTCGATTTATTCGCATAGGTCACGACTTCCATGACTCTTGATGTACGCTGATATAATTTTCACGCGTTCCGGGTCTTCGGTCAACTCTCGCGCGTCCGTGATCACCTTGTTGTATTGAAGGGGGGTCATCTTTTTCACGAGGTCGTCCCACCCTTTCTCATAAAGAAAGCGCTTGAGGGGTATGTTTGCTTGGCTGTTCCAGGTCTGCTCCCTGGTGGTGGTTTTTGTTCTCATGCGTGCGTCGCGTTATGGCGTGTTCATTACAACGGTTTCAGTGGTAGGTTATGACGCGTTTGCCACGCATGACTTGCAGGACGCCTCCGTGAATGCCATAGTCCCCAATCTTTGGAATGTAATTAATTTCCATCTTCGACCCATTATGAATGATGACCTTTTTCGCATCATTCAAAATGGCTCGGTCTGTCACCTGTTTGACTCCACACCCCCAACGGTAATCGTACACTGGTGCGTATCCCATGTTTCTCTCTATATATAGTCTTTGTGGGTGGGGGTACTGGGGGTTATTTTCTACAATTATTACAGAAATGATATTCGTATGATGCAGAGCACCAAGGTTCGATTCGTGAAAACGCTATACAAACACGTCGCCTACGGAGGTGGAGACAAGTACATGCTTCACAACTTGCGGTAGTAATCACGCACCACATCATCGGTGATGAACACCTGGTCTATGTGAAACCGTTGGAGCGCACACCGTGCGCGGAATATGCTTCTGTGTCTATCACTGACCGGCTCACGTTTCGCATCGCGCACGTAGCTCGCAGCCACGCCCGGTGCGTACCCTCTGGTTTTGTTAAGCCACCAGACGCGTGCGATGTCTTCTTTCGAATTCTGGGCGAGACACGCGTCGCGTACGGTGAGTTCTGACTTATGGTAGTCGTGCCCTCCCGGCAACATCGCGTTGCGTAGGAATCGATCGTACAGCAGAAAGGCGCGATAATCGTTCCCTTGACAGTCGCCCTCCAGGTCCACGCGTTTTGACGAGAGATGTCTATGGACGGCGCGTCTGTTGTTCAGGTTCACTCCACTGTTCGACAGTCGCCGACAATACATGTCTATGGTCGACGGTGCGTAGTTATTCGCGATGAGTACGGTGCGAAAATGCTCCATTGTCCTAGTCAATCATCGTTTCATAACTTTAAGGAAGGGGCGTTTGAAAGCGAATCTCGACTCTTTCGCCTCTTTAAAGCAAAAAGGGTGCTCATCCAATGTGTGATGGCTTTTTCATGTTTCTCGACATCATCTGTCCCCAATATACTGAGTCCATTACACACATCTGGTTTATTGTCTTTATCGGGAAATTCCATATTGAATTGTATGATGGCGTTCGCGGGGATGTCGGGGGCGTCGTCAAGGAGGCGGTCGTACTCTTGTCGACACATGTTGACGAATTCTATGACGTCCTGTCTGTGTTCGGGGTCCAGAGACAACTCCATGTCTATGTTCCGATAGAATTTCGAATACTGCACACACATCGCGGAGTGCGCTTCCGCGAGTTGCGCGCTCTGTGAAAATTTCGAGAGCGACGTGAGGATGCCACCTATGACGTTCAAAAAGGCAAACATGTACTGGACTATTAAAATTTTGTTCTTCGTCCGATCGTCCAAGTTTTCGTTTCCACTAGGGTTCAGCACGGCGAACCCACCCACCCCTGTTATGCTACTGATGACTATAGACGGGTAGGACATGTAATCATTGACTCGCTTGAAGTGCAGCCTGGCGTAGTTATGGAGCCAACGATAGCCCGCCGCTTTTTCAGCCCAACGCACGAGCAGTTGTTCCTGCTTAGGACACCAAACATGCGTGGTTTCCATTATTTTACGCAGACATTTTTCGCCTGTTCCCTGGCGAGTGTGTCGACCCTCTCGTTCTGTGGGTGCCCGTTGTGTGCCTTCACCCATCGCCATTGGACATCGGTCATCTCCTGTAGGAGTGCGTCGATGCGCACCCAATGCTCTTTATTTTTCACGGGCGTCCCTTTGGACGTCTTCCATCCATTTGTTTTCCAGTTTCTGGTCCACGTCGTGACGCCGTTTTTCACGTATGCACTGTCAGTCCATATCGTCGCTCGACCGATGCCCTCGGCGACGCATCGTTCGAGGGCTTTGTGAACCGCGGTGAGTTCCATGACGTTGTTCGTGGTGTGCGCCTCAGCGCCCGAGAGCTCGAAGGCGTCGCACGTGCACGCCCAACCCCCAGGCCCTGGATTGCCCAAACAACTTCCATCGGTGTACACGTCCATCGTCTTGAATGAATATATTTTCTATGGTTTAATTAATATGGATACGCAGAGTCCAAGGAGTAGTAGAAGTCCTGGACAACGAACCTTAATTATATTGGTGCTCACACTCGTAGTCTTGGGTGGTCTTGCCTATTATTTTTTCGTGTACGATAAAGACGAGTCAAAGACCCCAAGCTCGAACGCGTGTGCGACGCACACCACGGAAGCCGCGTGCATCGAGCCGTGCGTGTGGGACGGGGCCGTGTGTAAAGACGCCGCCCCAATCTTCAGCGCCGAAGACAAAATCACGGACGTCGCCAATCTCTCGGCGCGATACTTACCGAGTGGATACAACATGACGACTAATAAATGGTCCGACACAAATGGTGGAAACGTGATCGACGTCACCGGCACGCTCACCAAGTTCACAGGCGACACCCATGTTTCAGGGGACACCCTGACTAAATTTACTCTACCAAGTGGGCTCTATGACCGTCGCTACACCATGTTCACCGTGGCCAAGTACAATGGTGATGCGAAAAAACGCATCTTCACGAGCAGTGAAGGGGACTGGTATTCAGGACACAACGAGGGCAAGTCGGGTGTCGCTAAACACGACGATATCCTGACTGAAGACATCGACCGCTACGGGGACGAGTGGGTCGTCTCGTGCGACCAGAGAGACATGTACCGCGCCAACGGCGTCAGACTCAGTGGGTTGCATTACAGCCAGGATAAACCCGCAAACATCGGTGTGAACATCCAGGAGGGGTTCGAATCGAACTTTGCCATCGGTGAAATCCTCGTGTATTCTCGAGAACTGACCATCAATGAGATTGAAATCATTGAAAAAATCCTTTTGGACAAATACGTCGTCCCCCCGGAGACATACTTCAGAGGTATGATTACCAACGACGCGCAGGCTGACATATACAACGCCGAAGTGGACTGTGGGAAGAACAGTGCCCTTTCCAGTATCGAAGTTAAGGAAGGGAACGCCCACAAATACAAGTGCATGTTCAACATGGACGACTTCTCCAACGACGGATACATCAGAGACAACGTCGAAGACATCAAGGACGGTGTATACATGGAAGACATGTCGCATCACCGCATGGAGTGTGGTGCGAAAGCGCTGCAAGGGTACAAATTCCGACCATCGACGGGTGAAAACAACGTGTCCTTGCTGTCCTTGCAATACAAATGCTCCGGTGGTCTCGTAGACGAGAACGCGTGTGAAAACCAAAACTCTGAATATAACGACGTTGCGAACATCTCAGCCCACGTCATCAACTGCACGGACGACACGAAAGTTTTGACGTCCGTTCGTTTCAATAAGCATCCCGAAGATGTCAACCAGGGTCGATACGAGTACACCTGTTGCAAACCAAAGGGTTATTAATTTTCAAACGCACGCACTGCATTAAATATTAAGATAAATGAAAAATTTATGTTAATATTTAAGTTTTTTTTTGTACTGAAGTAAGCTTCTTAGTTAGAGAACGCAAGACCGCCCATACCGGATTGCACGCGGAGAACGTTGTAGTTCGTCGCGAAGAGGTGCATCGTTTCGGATTGCGTGGCACCAGACTTGAGCGTCACGGACACTTGAGCGTTGTCGATGCGCGAGAAGTTGCACGTACCGGACGGTTGGTGTTCTTCCGGCTTGAGCGCGAAAGAGTACGAGTACACACCCGGCACCGGGGAGCCCGCGTGGTAGGTGTACGGTTGCACTTGGTTGAAGTACTTACCCGATTGCGCCTTCATGCGGTCTTGGCCGTTGAGAATGACCTTGAACTCAGACAACGGACCAACGGCGCGAGTCGCCGCGACCGCACCGTCTTCGCAGACCGTGGATTCGGAGTAGCCCTGGCCGACCGCGAGGAGCGGGGCACCGGTGGCGTAGGTGACCGGAACGAAGATGTTCGAGGTGGCACCGAGCGCGCGCACGTCGGATTCAAGGACGACCGCAGTTTCCGCCAAGTTGGACGTGAAGTTCCAGAGGGAGGCGTTGGACACGGAGCCGTTGCCGAACGCGAAGAGGAGTTCCTTGACCGGGTGGTTGAAGGACAAGCGCACTTGCTTCGTGCTGGTGGCGCTGACGGAGTCGGTGCCAGTGTGTTGCACTTGTTCGATGAGGTATTCGTGCGACTTTTGCGCGAAGCGACGGCGTTCCTCGGTGTCGAGGAAGTGGTAGTTGGCCCAGCACTTGAGCGTGTTGCCGTCAGTGTAGTGGGAGAACTCGGAGCTCAAGTCGACGTCGACGCGGCATTCGTGGTATTGAAGCGCGATGAGCGGCAAAGACAAGCCCGGGTGGCGGTTGAACCAGAAGATGAGCGGCAAGTAGATGGCACCGTTTTGGGTGTTGGACGTCATCTTGGCGTAGTCAGCCTTCTTGGCTTCGGTGTGGTACAAGTTGTCGAACAAACGCCACCACTTTTGGAAGTGGCGGTCGATGCGCTGACCACCGATGGACACCTCGATGTCCTTGATGGCACGCTCCGCGGCGTAGATGGCCGAGGCACCCTTGGAGGAGGAGCTGAGGCCGGACTTCGCCTTCATTTCGAGGTACATGTCCTGGACCAAATCACCGTTGCGGGCGATCGTGATCGAGACGCGACCGTTGTCGGCCGGGTTACCGTTGACCGTTTGCTCGATGACTTCGGATGCGAAGTTCGAGTGGCGCTTGTACACGGCTTGGAAGAACGTGACCTTCGGGTTCGCCGTCAAGTAAATATCTTGCGAACCGTACGCGACGAGCTGCATGAGACCACCAGCCATTTTGAGAGTTGTTTGTACTATAGGCAGAGAAAATAATTTTGGCCTGGGCTCCGCGGTAAAACGCGTCTGGTGTTTTCTCCACACTACGTATACCACTTGACCCATGAGCGACATCGAAGAAGGTGAAATCGTAGAAGAAGACTTTGACGACGACGAGGACATCGACATTGACATCGAAGACTTCGAGGGGGGCGAAGGGTCGGCTGAGGTCCTGGCGTCGACCCTCGCCACCCCAGACGGCGACACCGTGTGCACGGCCCTGTTGCGCATCGGAGACCAACTCGAGATGCAAAATAAAATTCTCATTAAAATTTTGAGCAAACTGACTTAAAAATTCTCCGCATTAATTATTCAGACCGGCTGCCATGAACACCACGCATTACATCGAGAGAGATCCCGACACAGGGGCTTCGGAGATGGAGCTCCTGAGAAATCAGATAGTGACTCTCTCGAGTGAGCAAATTTTGCGCATCCTTGGACTGATGGAAGAAAATTGGTATCTCGGTGAGACTGCCGGTAAAGATGTGATGACCAAGTGTGTCCGCCTGGGATACGATCAATTTTTCGATCCGTCCGAAAGAGCGAGTGGATTTCCAACGAGTATAGATATTAAAGCGGTTGATGGTAAAAGAGACCGGGAAATCAAGGTTCTGAAAAACATTGGTTCGCGAGTCAAGGCGTTGGATATGACCGATTACGTGGAGAACGAAAACGTGAACCTCACCGCGGGCGAACGCGTGTGTAGACTCATAAAACAGGTTTCCGAAGCCTTTAAGAATGTTCGCCTGCACCTGAACACGATGCAGAGGATAAAGAATCCTCGGGAAATGCCAGACAAGATGAACTCGGACCCGGAGTACTTCGACGCGACGCCGATGGATGAGACCCGTCTCGGGGAGATGACCCCGTTCCAGAGAGCCATCGTGGCGTGTCTGGACGAAACCTACAAGAAACACATGCGTCGCTACAAGGGTGAGTGCTACGTGCAGAGGATTTCAGAGGGTGCCTACACGCGATCGTGGAAACAGGTGTGCCCCATTCCAGAGTTCGTGTACGAGTTTGCGGAGAAGGAGGTTAACTTTGATTTTTGGAAGGACATCACGTCTCGTGGCAACACGGCGAGGGAAGTCATCAACTACCTGTCCAACTGCATCGATTCACAGTTTCCGGAAATCATCAAAGATAGACACGTGTGGAGTTTTAAGAATGGCCTGTTCATCGGGAAGGAGTGGCAACCGAAGGAGGGAAAGTACGCGTGTCGATTCTACCCGTACGACAGTAGGCAGTTCCGTTCACTGGACCCGACCCTTGTGAGTTGTAAGTTCTTCGACCAATTTTTCGACGATTACAATTACGTCGAGGATTGGTGGGACATTCCTACACCATATTTTCAGAGCATTTTTGACTATCAAAAGTTTGACGAAGACGTGTCTCGATGGGCGTACGTCATGGGTGGTCGGCTGTGCTTCGACGTCGGTGAGTTGGACGGGTGGCAAGTCATCCCCTTCTTCAAGGGCATCGCGCGGTCTGGGAAATCCACCGTCATCACGAAGGTGTTTCGAAAGTTTTACGAAAGCAACGACGTGCGCACGCTTTCGAACAACATCGAGAAGAAGTTCGGTCTGTCCTCCATCTACGATTCGTTCATGTTCATCGCACCCGAAGTCAAGGGAGACCTCTCCCTGGAGCAGGCCGAGTTCCAGTCCCTCGTGTCCGGTGAAGACGTCTCCATCGCCGTGAAGCACCAGAACGCCATCAGCATGCAGTGGACCACCCCAGGGGTTCTCGGTGGTAACGAAGTGCCGTCGTGGAAAGACAACTCGGGGTCGGTCCTGAGACGCATCCTGCCCTGGAACTTCCGCAGACAAGTGCGCGATGCGGACCCACATTTGGACCAAAAGTTGGAGGAAGAGTTGCCAGCCATCCTTCTCAAGTGTGTGCGCGCGTACCTCGAATACTCGGCGCGTTATTCCGACAAGGACATTTGGAACGTCGTCCCTGAATATTTCAAATCCGTCCAGAAGGAAGTCGCGAAGATGACGTCCACGATTCATCACTTCCTAGAAGACAGCAGCGTGCAGTTCGGCAAGGACTTGTTCGTGCCTCAGAGCATCTTCTTGGCCGCGTTCAACCAGCATTGCCAGATGAACAACTTAGGCAAACCTCGTTTCAACGAAGACAGCTACGCGGGCGCGTTCAGTCAGCGCGACATCACGGTCACCACCGCAACGCTCACGTACCGTGGACGGGTGTACAACAATCAAAAGTTTGTCCATGGTTTAGACGTCGTTCAGGAAGAATTGGTTTTTGAATAAAATATCTTCATATATATTAATGACCCCACCACAACTCAAGGCGTTTCTTAAAAACTCAAACGTAAAGGTGGAGACGGCTGTGCCCACGGCTGTGCCCACGGCTGCGCCCCCATCGCTCACATCCCCCCTGCGCTACACGAACTTCATCGCTGAAGTGGGTCCTCTGACCCGTCCCGACGTGCTCGCGTTCGTGCGTCAAACGAAGCCCACGCGTAAAGAGGGGAACTTCGATGTCCAGGAGATTTCCGGATACCATGGACAGTTTCAAAAAGGCGTGACGCACACGAACGTGTACGGTTTTAAATCGCATCAAAACTACGACGCGAGTGAGTTGAAAAACCTGTCGTGGAGTTTCGTCGAGTTTCGAGTGGTCTTCAAAGGCCGGAAGATGATCATCGCGCGTCTGTACAAGGATAAGATGGTCTTACAGGGTGGATGCGTCGATAACGACCCCAAGACGCCGCTGTACGTGGCCAGATACTTGGCGAAAAAGTACGAACTCGGCGACGCCGATGCCTTGCGCGTGAAATACGCCTCACTCGATGGTGTGTTCCAGATTCGAGGCACGGTGAGTCCGTCAACCCTATCGCGCGCGCTCTATGCGAACAAGATTAACCACTTTTTCGAACCCGAGTTGAAAGTCGCGGACGTGCGAAACATCAAGTACCAAGGAGAAATCATCGACAGCATCACTCTCAATGGTTTCGTCACGTTGCACAAAAAGTCCGTGGAAGAGATTCAGCGCGCCTACGCAGTGGCGATCAAATTCGTGGAACGCATGGACAAACGCGGACTCATCGCGCGCGCGTCCACGTTTGCCCCGTCGAAGGAGACGAACGCGCCCGAAGAACCAAAGGCTGTTCGCGTGCCGCGCATTCAGAAACTCAGAAACACCACGAACGTCCTCTTGAACGACAAGCTGTGTTCAAAATACAGCACGGACGACCTCAAGAAAATCGCCAAAGCCATGGGCATCTTCTCAAAGAAGACGTGGAAAAAGAAGGACCTATGCCAGGCCATCTTCGATAAGAATTTGAACACGTTTCTTGAAAACGGAAAAAAACGTGCGAACAACAACACCACCCTCTTGAAAAAGCGCGGCATCGACGATAACGCCGTGCGCGCGATGCTGAAAAACGCCTACGGCAACGGATTCAAGACTGGGCGCAACGTCAACGCGGACGCTCGCCTCGTGAAGAATGGCATGAAAAAATTAAAAACCAATAAAAAAGGTGTGCCGTTCAAGGGTGAAGTGATCAGACTCGTGAAGGACGTCGCGCGTGAACGAAAATTGAAAGCCTACCTGAACAAGTACGACGCGAATACGCGAGATTTCATTCGTCGACGGTTGAAGAATCGCGCGGTGACGAAAAAGGTTGTGGAGAACGTCGCGGAAAAGGTCAAGGGTGTGAACGTGCGTGCAATCAAGAACGTCAATTTACAACCCAACGTCAACGTGTCCAAGTACGTGAAGCAGCGAAAGCTCGCCAAGGAGTACGTGAATAGCGTGGTGCGACCAGGGATGCGTAAGATTGTGGAACGCGAAGTGCTCGAGTGGCTCGCGATGCGTCGGAAAAACCCCACCAACGACGAGTTGAAGAAGGAATTGCTTCGATACATTCAACTTTGGGACGACCCAATGATGAACAAATTGACTATGGAACAACTCCGTGCACGCCGCGCGAAGTTGCTTTAATCATCTCCGTGTGATAACCAAAGTCGTAGTCAGGGAAGCGGTCTTTGATTTCGAGGGAAATTTCCAACGCACGTCCCACGGAGTCGGCCTCGATGAGCGCGGTCTCCATCTCAAGAAACAAGTGCGCGTCGTCGCCGCTGTCCACCATGCGCTCGTACACGAGATGCGATGGCGTGTGTGGCAAGGTTTCCTTCTTTGCAGTCATGCTCAGATAGAACACTAGGAGCGCGAAGACATAGAAGAGCATTATCTTTACTATAGTCGTGATATTTTTTTCTGTGTTGGGAGTATAATGAAAACTCCAGCATTTGTGCAAAGGGCGATGAAAGCGATGGGCATGAAGAAAGGCGACACGGTCGAAAAAGTCGTCGCAGAAAACAAAGCGATGTTGAAGAAGGAGAACGACGCCATCAACAATTTCAACAAGAAAGTGTACGAAAACAAGAAGAACAACCTCGAGAAGGTTGCGAACATTGTGAAAAAGCACGAAAACATGAAACGAAAGAAAAAGCTTAATCGTAATTAAAACGCTAGACTTAAGGAGGTAGAATCTTAAACAGATCATTGATTTTCCACAAAATATTGAAAAACTCCTCTTGACACCCCACCTTTGCTGGGTCCACTATTTCCATTTCTATCTGGTAGTGATTCGGGTCCTCCGCGTCCTTGTCGACCGCATCACCACTCGATATCGTCATGTCTATGGATAAATTCTTTCGCACGAAGCTCTGTCTGTGCTTCGTGCGCTTGCGGTCCATCTCGTACTCGCCCGTGACTGGCACTTCCTTCGCGATGCTGAACCGCACGTCCAGGGGTGCGGAAAATTCTTGAAAATCCTCGTGGTACACCTTTTGCTTTTTCACCATCGTCTGGTCCCCCGTGTGCTCGTCCACTGACAATCGAATTCCCGCGGCGTCGTGATAGAAGACGTCGCACGCCGTCGTGCGCACCTCTTCCCACCCATCGTACTGCTGTAAACTTTTCAGTATGGTATCGAACGCACTTTTCCCAACATTCGTGTCGAAGAATGCGCCGTTAAACTTCCCCAGACGAATCTCGACTTCGATGTGTTCCTGGTCGCTGTGTCTCTCGAAGACGGGTAGGGTCTTATCGACAATCTTCTGAATGTTCATCCTTTGTTTCGTAATATAAAAGCTTGGTGTCTTTAATAAACTATGCGAGGTTTTCGTAATATCGGGAACACATGTTATTTCAACACCTCGCTCCAATGTTTATTACAAATTCCACCTTTATCCAACCATTTCATGCGCCATGGATACACTGGTTCGTGTGAATTCACTCGAGCGTACACCGACCTCGTCCATCGGTTTTGGTCCACTGGAAACGAGCCCTTCGACGTGCGTTCGATTCTCGTGATGTTTCAACATCAGTTTCCACGGTTCACGTTGGGTCAACAACACGACGTCCAGGAGACTATCCTGTGCATCATAGACATCCTCGAGCGGTCCATCCCGGAGATGAAATCCCTGTTCTATGGAAAGAAGACACAAGAGACCGTCTACCCTGGTGGAAAGAAAACGCACGAGGAGGATTTCAGCGTCCACCTCGTGTGTTCCATGGATGGTAAAGACTTCGAGACGATGTTCAAAGAGAGCTTGCAATGGAACACCTTGGTGGACTACGTCGACGACGATGGGAAGACCCACCACGTGGCGACCACGCGGAACGTGTTGACCGCACTGCCGCACGTGTTCATGGTGAGTTTCGACAAGAAGAGTTTCATCAGTCTCGTGGAATACATAGACATGGGTGAGTTGAAGTATCGCCTCCTCGCGGTCGCCGCGCACGTGGGGGTGCAGTGTGATGGACACTACGTCGCGTTCACGCGACACAAAGACCAGTGGTACTATAAGAATGACGACTTCGTCCAGGCGGTCAATCTGCCACGAGAGGGGGGGTTCTATTTTCTCATCTACACGAAACAATAGACACATCGCGTCTGTTGAAACCCATTAAACGTGCTCGCCGCGGCGATGGTGTAGGCACCAAAGTTTTCCACGTACATCCACTCCCCGATGGCGAGGTCTGGAAGGCGACTGTTTTCAGAGATGACGTCGATGCTGTCACACGTGGGACCAAAAACCACTGAATCATACAACGTGCCATCTCTTTCGTTATACGGTTGTATGTTCGGCTTTGCGTGGTCAAAATACACGCAATTGAATGAACCGTAGATGCCATCGTTGAGGTAATAGATGAACTTGTCCCCATTTTTCTTTTTTCCAATAATGTTCGTGACGAGCGTGTGCGAGGAACACACGAAATATCTCCCTGGCTCTGCGATTATTTTCACATCCTCCTCCTCATTGGAAAAGAAATCATCGATGCCCCTGTTTATTTCCTTTGCAATGTCTTTAAAATTGACGCCATCGCTCGAGTCGAACCCTGGAAATCCACCACCAATGTCCACGAGGTTCATGGTGTATCCAACCTCTTTAGCGACGTCGAATGC